GTTGAGTTTGCCCCTGGCCAATATATTATCGAACAACACATCGTGTTTGAAATTTTTGCTTTTCATACCGAAGAAACTGGTGATGTTATCTTCGACGTGCGTGGGATCAAAGATGCGCTTGCAAAGAAGCGCAAGCTAGCGTTTCTGATGTTCGACGTGCCGATGAATGAATCGTGGGTCGAACACATCCGTAAACAAGGTGGCGTTGAAGTCGAGCGCATGAAAGCATTGACCGCTGCTGATCTTAAGCGGCCAGGGATCGCGATCTATTGGCCCAACGGTTACACCACCGTGATCGACGGCAACAATCGTATGGTACGACGTTGGGATGATGGTTTGCGCACATTTCGTTTGGCGGTGATCCCGCTTGGTCTAGAGGTTGCTCCGTATATGTGTCGTCCCGGCGAGGAAGAGAGCTTTGTGGAAAGGCAATCCAAGGAAGACCCGCGTGGTATTACGACGCTTGCGTGGAAGAACATGACCAAACGCTAGGAATAAAGCCATGATCCCGTTCACACAATATCTACGTCCAGATGGTCGGCGAGTTAGCGTCGAGATCGATCGGCCGGCAGAGATCGAGCAATTAGCCAGCCAGTTCATTGCTGCTGGCGGGCGCTATGAATGTGAGGAACTGAGCACCGGACACGCCAGCCTGACCGCGGTACATCCCAATTGCGAACACGGAGATTGTGCCATTGAGATCGTGGTGAACGGCCCCAAAGTGTCTGCCGCTGTAGATCGTGTGGTGCAGAAATCGATCAAATGGCTGGATGAGGTGGGAGTGGAGTAAAATCATGACCTCAGCTTACGTGTTCGCAGGATCAATACTCATAGTAGCCGGGTGCTTAATTGTACTTTGGGCAATCATGGCCTTTCCGTTGGAACCCAAACAATGATGACTAGGGAAGAACATCTAGACTGGTGTAAACAACGCGCGCTCGAGTACTGGCAATGCAACGACCTCATCAATGCCGTGGTCTCGATGGGCTCGGATATGGACAAACATCCAGAATGTAGATGCAATCCTTTTCTTCTTATGGCCGGTGCCATGTACGCTCGGGACCACGATAGCGCCGGCGTCAAACGCTGGATTGAGGGCTTCGGATGAGGAAAAAATTACATCCCGACCTGCCGGCGATCGAGGTTATCCCGGACGAAGAGGCTGAAACAGTGGATTTCCTGGTGTGCGCGCCGGTGCCGCCGAGTGGCAAGCTGTTGCTTGCCGACAATTTCGTGGGCACCTGCTGCAGCTGTGGAACCCAGGTGCAATATCGCTGGCATGCCCCGCGCCGGCCAAAGAAAATTTGCATGTCATGTGCCATCAAACAGCTCGATCAGATGGCTGTGGATGATCCAAAAAATAACGCTGGCTAACTTGTAAATTTTGCGGCACCATAGTAGGGGTGGATATCCCACATTACGGAGCTTCCAGAATGAACAGAACAATCTACGCGGCCCTGCTGCTGGCGAGCACGGCCCTTGCGACCCTGCCAGCACGGGCGGACGTTATCCTCGACCCACACCTAAGTGGCACCGGCGACAACGTAATCTTCGACTCCGTGGATGTTGCCAACTTCAAGGCGTTTGGCAGCCTCAACGGACAGCACATCAACATTGTCGACTTCACCGACTTGTCGCATACCGCCAACTTCACTGGCTCTGCCAACGGCAACGATATCAAGCTCGACAACACCAGCAACCTGTTTATTCAGGTTTTCGACTCGACCAACACGACTGTGGTCGGCACGCTCACCGATGTCTTTTCCTTGAAAGGCACCGGCGATGTGACTGCGTTCATCCAAGCCTCGTTGAACGGTGTTCCCGAAGCCATCAAGAGCTTCGACCTCGGAACGATCGACCCGAACGCACAGTCCGGGTTCACGTTCTCGGCTATCAATGGCGAGGTCATGACTTCGATCCGACTGTTCGATACCGGCGGTAGTATCGCCGAGTTCGAGCACTACCGTATCGATGTTGCTCCCTCTGTTGCAGTTCCCGGCCCGATCGTCGGTGCTGGCATTCCTGGCTTGGTCGCAGCGTGCGGCGGCCTGTTCGGCCTCAACTTCTGGCGGCGTCGGCGCAATGGCGCTACGCTGTCAGCGTAACTCGTAAGGCTCTCCAACAGCTATCCGGGGCGTACGCGCCCCGGTTCATCTACGTCTTCCCTGCACGACGAACAGAGGAGAGAGACCATGTTGAGCAGGATCGAAGTTGGAAGCAAAGAGCATACGTTGTTGTGGCTGGGCGATAAGGACCAGGCCGAAACCTACGAATGGAACTCGGGACAATGTCCGGCCGCACAATACTCTAGAGAGTTCGGTGATGAACACATCGAATTGAACCTGATCCGGATCAACACCCTAGCACGCGTTGAGCCCCATACCTGGGGTGCCCTCTACGAGCGTGCCAAAAAGACCTGGATCTGAACTAAGCTGTGGCTGACTGCCACAGTTTTACAACTTCACCTTCATTGAGGTACCCCACATGAAGCGACTACTTCTCGCGACCGTCGCGCTGGCTGCCATGATGGCAACGGCTTCGGCGGGGACTATCGTGTTTACGGCCTCGGAAGACGCCGGTCCTACCACCACCGTCAACACTGGCCAAGACACTGGAGCAATCGGGCCGATCATGTTTGGTGATTTCGTCATCACCAACCTGACCGGAACCACCAACCCGCTGTTGCCCCCACCCGATCTGCTGCAAGCCAGCCAGATCGACATCGGCAACAGCTCCGGCGGTGTCAGCCACACCCTGCACCTATCGGTGTTCGGAACCAACTTGACGTCCCCAACCGGTCCGGTGCTGCTAGAGTCGCAATTCGACGCGACCGGCATCACTCCGGGTTGGAGCGTCTTGGCGTCCACCGACATCAACGCGGTCACAATCGACTCACACACGTTCACGACAGTCAGCGGCGTGACTCTCACCTCGCCGTTCACCCTGCCGGGATCGTTCAACGTGTCGGCGCACTGGGACATCACCACCAACGGCATCGTCGGGTCCAGCAATCTTGGCACCGAACTGTCGGCGGTGTCAGTACCGGGACCGATCGTCGGCGCTGGACTTCCCGGCGTCCTTGCCGCCTTCGGTATGGGTGGCTGGGGCTTCTGGCGTCGGCGCAAGCAGGTTAGCTAGAAACCCGATGTTCTAGCTGACAGGCCCCGCCGATTTCCTAGCACACACCTCTGGGTCGGCGGGGCCACAAAATTGGTTGACAGTGTCCCCGCACGATACCGTCAGCCATAGACCCGCCAAGGTTTTCTTTGTCTGACGCACCTTGGCGGGTCGCTTTTTTTGGGGGATCAATGACCTGCACCCACGACATCATCGAAAAAGACAATGCCTGTGCCGACGGCATGTGTCCGCTCTGCTTGGCTGCCGAGATCAAGCAGCTAAAGGGGCACAAAGAGGAAGCCGACCGCCATATCACGACCATTGCTGAACTGCGCGCCGATCGGGAAAGACTCATAGCCCTCTTGGCAGAAGCCCGCGGGCCAGAGGGACACACGCATGAGCGGGTAGCAGAGTGGCTGCGGGGAAAAGGCTACACCGTTGTCCCTGTTGTAGACGTCTGAATCGTGTAACAGTGCGTGCGTCTAAATTCTCAAATTCATGGATGGAGGACTACCAAATGAGCGGACCTTTCCTTGCTATGATCATCCCGGTTTCACCGGGTACTCCCGAACATCCGATCGCGCCACCACCGCTTTATCCTGATCAAGGACTTCCTCCAGGTTTCTGGGGTGGTGCTCCGCTGCCCGGTCGGCCTCCCGGCTTCTGGGGTGGTGGTCGTCCGCCGGTTGATCCCGGCTACGGTGTGCCCGTGCCTCCCGGCTATCCCGACCAAGGGCTTCCTGGTCGCCCGCCGGGTTTCTGGGGTGGCGCTCCACTGCCTGGTCGGCCTGGTGGTCCGGTTGATCCGGGTTATGGCTATCCTGGTCGTCCGGTTGATCCGGGTTATGGATGGCCCGGTCGTCCGGTTGATCCGGGTTATGGCTATCCAGAAGGCGGCGGCGGTCATCCGTCGCATCCGATCGTGCTACCGCCGATCCCGCCGGAAATTTGGCCGCGACCACCGGGCTCTCCCTCGCATCCGATCGTGATCCCACCGGGATCGCCGGGGTATCCTTCGCACCCGATCTACCTCCCGCCTGGCATTTGGGGTGGTGCCCCATTGCCTGGACCAAGCCATCCGATCGAGCTGCCGCCGCCGCCCGAAGGTGGGATCAAGCCGCCGCCGGCTGATGGTGGTTGGGGTTTTCATCCCGAGTACGGGTGGGGCTATTTCCCACCACAAGGGAGTGCCACTCCGAAGCGGTAACTAAGTTGAAGGAAATCTTTGGGGGGCTTAGCAGCCCCCCTTTTTTTGAAAATTTACAACGTGAACACCCTCACTCGGATGCTGGATTGGATCGCCAACCACATTTTCCCGCCATCGCACCCGATGGGGAGGGTCGGAAACTATGAGATCGACAGCATCGATGTGACCCTGGCGATTTACACTCTTGGCGGTGGGATCGCCCTGGCGCTGGTGTACGACAATTGGCTGTGGCTGCCGGCCACACTACTGAGCATGATCATGGCCACAATGATGTATCGGATGTTGTGGGGGGATTGAATGACCACTTTGCCAGATCACGAATTGCAGGCCGATAATGAGCGATTACGAGCAGCGAATAATTTTTTGTTCGAAGTGATCGATACATTGCTCAATGTAATCAAGCTGCAGCTAGGGGACACTCCAAATGCCTCGGCGACCAAAAAGGACTGACGGGCTGTTCACCAAGGGCCAGCACCCGACCCCGCAGATGCGCGCCAAGATCAGCGCCGGCGTGGTTCGCTATTACCGCGAACACCCGCCGCCACTGTCGTCCAAGAATGCTGCGCTGGAGGAGCAAGCCAAGCGCAATCTTGAATGGGTTCACAACGAGTTAGCGGCATTGCGAGCACGAGGCATCAGGTAGATGTATCCATTGGAGCGCATGGTGGTGTTGACTCTGTTCCTGGCGACCACGCTGGCGTTGGGTGTGATCTTATTTAGTTGTCAAGTGCCGCTGCGTTGAGGTAAATTTACAATATGGCTGACGAACCAACATTCCACCTCGACTTGTCGGAGCAAGACTCTGAGTTGCCTGAGGTTCATCCCGACAAATGCCCGGACTGCAAGGTGCCTGCCGAAATGGGCTATGGCATGATGGGAGGCGGGATCGGCGCATATTCCTACTGTCCGCAGTGCGGCAAACTCCTAGCAAAGACACAGGACCCTGAGAATGAGGAGCTGTAGATGAAGCCGTCTCAAGCCGAATTCCTGCTGCGTTTGGCCGAGAACAACCAGGACAAAGGTGAGGACGTCGATGCCGAGATCACTCGGCTGGGCCGCGAGCATGCCAATGCCTTGTTGGAAGAGTGGCAATTGTTGAGTAAAGCGATGGAAATCAATCGGATCGGGCGCGAGCGGTTCGCCAATTTCATGCCGGCGCGGCAAGCAGGTCTGGCAGGACAGCAAAGCATCCACCGGACGCTGGCTGACCAGCGCGCGGCTCTGTTATCAGGAGGGAAAGATGAAACGACGCAAGCGCAAAAAGAGCAACGGTCAGCGGCGACGGCGGCGGCAGGCCAGCGATCGTAAGACCACGCGGGCTGCTCGCCTGCGGGTGATGACTAGGGCCCGCAAGAAGGGCTCGATCACCAACAAGGAAGCCAAGCTGGCCGGTGGTTGGGCGCAAAGCTGGTACCACCTCAATCTGCTCTCGCGCGCTGGTCTGCTCAAGCGTACCGACTTCAACACCTGGAAACCGATCAGGCGGGTCTCGCTCAGGCGGATCTAGATGACCAAGCTCAACTACGGCAAGCGTTTCCGCTCCGGATCGGTGGGCAGCGGCTATCGTTACGATGCTAGACTGCATCGCGGCCTGGTGCCCAAGCGATTTCTTAACGTGGATCTCATCACCCGCAGCTGGGCTGGGATCAAAGGATCGGCGGCCAATGCCGCCAAAAATTCCCACTGCTACCTGGGGAAACCGGTGCCGGATGACCCGCGTCTCGAAGCTGAACAGCGTCTGATCGAGCGCATCGATCAATGCATCGACGTGATGATTTTTGGCCTGGAGGAGCTGATGATGGCACCGCCATCGCCCCAGCTCTCCCGCGTGCCGCAGATTTCCCAGCAGCTGGTGATCGATTGGGTCGACCACATGTGCCGTATGATCGGCCGCAACGACCACAATTGGGGGATTTACCGCCGGCCAGGACTTGTCCAGATCCGGCGTTGCATGGAATGCGGCACCGAACTCACTGCCACCGAGAAGGACCGCTGCAACGGCTGTGCCGACACCTACGACACCTACAAGCATGCGGTGTTGGAGGAAGCTCGCATCGAACGCCTAGCCAGACGCGAAAAAGAGCGTACCATCAAGACCATGCAAATTATTCTTGGGAGAATACAAAGACGTTTGGAGCGCCGTCATGCAAAGCACAGCCGATATCCGGATGAAGATGCTGGAACTATGGACGCTGGTGAACGCGGGGAAAATCTCGGCCTCGGAGGTGAGGCTGCACATCGGGATAGCGCGGGTGATCCTGGACACCCTGAAGGTGGAGATGACGGCAGCCCACCTGAATCAGACCCAGATCCCGGCAGTGCAAATCCGCCCCCGCCTGCTGGCGAAGGCGACGGGAAATCCCAAGGGAGCTAATTAATATGAAATGGATCAAGACTTGCCGTGGGCAATTTATCAATCTGGACCACGTCGCCCAGTTTTCGTTTCTACGCAGCAGCGGTGATGTGGAGGAATATCAAATTACCATGCGCATCGAGTATCCTGACGAACGGTCAGAAACGCATATGGTTTATAAGTCTGATTACGGTGATTTAGACGAGATGATCGTCAACCAGCACAGCCAATTTTGTCCTTCGCCTCCTGGGTACTTTGTGCTGTCGTATTTTAAAGAAGATGGTGACGAAAATATTATGCGGGACGCAGTGCTGGGTTGGGTGCTAGACACCGAACTTGATGGCTTTCACACCGTCGTCACGACGTGGGATAATCACAGAACTTTTGGCCCAACTACTGCGGTTCTTTGTGCCGACGGCTCTGTGGTCGTACCGGGTAGCAGTCGCTTTGACGATCAAAACTCCTGGCTGGAAGCAATGCGCAACCGACCAGTAGACAAAGCAGCATAACGCGGGGGGCGGCCACGACTCAACTGAAGCATTTCCTGGTCATCGACTTCGAAACCTACTGGTCGCGCGAATATTCGCTGCAGCGCATGAGCCCGCCTGAATATATTCTCGACCCGCAATTCCAGGTTATCATGATGGCGGCCTACGATACCCGCTGGCCGGCACCGAAAATATTCATGCCGGCAGAAATTCCCGCCTTCCTCGCGCAATATCCCGCCAGCGAGACCATCTGCGTCAGCCACAATGCCCTGTTCGATATGGCGATCCTGGCTTGGCGCTACACCTGGGTCGCCGGCCTGATGCAGGACACCCTCGGGATGGCGCGGGCGTTGCGGAATTACAAGCGCAACAGCCTAGGGGCGGTGATCAAGGAGCTGTTTGGCCGTGACTCCAAGGGCGACACCGTCCACAAGGTGATGGGGATGCGCGCCCAGGACATCAAGAATGCGGGGCTGTGGCCGGAAATGTGCAGCTACGCCATGAACGACGCCAGGGAGTGCTTTTTCATTTACCAGAAGCTCTACCCCGAATTCCCGGCTGAAGAGCGAATCATCATGGATCTGGTGCTGCGCGCAGCGGTGGTGCCGCGGCTGCACGCCGACGTCGACATGCTGGGGCACCACCTGACGGAGCTGCGCAAGCGCAAGGACGCTCTACTACGGGAGTCGGGCTACGGTAAAGCGGCCCTCATGAGCCAGCAGGGCTTCCAGGATGCGTTGGAATCGCTGGGGGTGGAGGTGGAGGTCAAGACCTCGCCTACAGGCCGCCAGATCCCTGCGTTTGCCAAAACCGACAAGTTTATGGCGGGGCTGCTCGAGTACAACGGCAGCTACGACGACGACGTCAACTACCAGGTCCAGACCCTAGCGGCCGCCCGCCTGAGCCAGAAGTCCACGATCGAGGAGACGCGCGCGCAGCGGTTCCTGGATATTGCCCAGCTGCCGTGGGGCAACGGGGCCCTGCTGCCGGTGCCTCTGAGATACGGCGGCGCGCACACCCACCGGCTGTCCGGTGAGTGGAAAATGAACATGCAGAACCTGCCGCGCGACAAGGAGAAATCCAAATTGCGGGCGGCATTGACCGCCAGGCGGGGGGAGAAGCTCATCGCCGGCGATCTGGCGCAGATCGAAGCCCGGATCGTGGCCAAGCTCGCCGGCCAGGAGGCGCTGGTGCAGGCCTTCGGCCGCGGTGACGACGTCTATGCTAAGTTTGCCGAAGTGATATTTGGCCGTACCATCACCAATAAGACCAACCCGGTAGAGCGATTTATCGGCAAGACCGCAATCCTGGGCCTGGGCTACGGTTGCGGCCACAAACGGTTTCACAACATGGTGGTGACCCAGGCGCGGCAAAACGGCATCGTGTTGGAGTTTTCTGAACAATTTGCAGAGCAGGTGGTGCAGACCTACCGGAATTTGTTCAACCGCATTCGCGGTGCCTGGTACGAACTCGACCATTTATTGGCTGGGACCATTAATAATCCGATCAAACAAGTCGTTCGCTGGCCGGATTCGGTCAAAGGCCCGCTCGAATTCAAAACCGGGACAATTATTCTGCCCAACAGAATGACCTTGCGCTACACCCTCAATGATTCGGATTTGTACGGGGCAAAAATATTCGAGAATATTGTTCAAGCATTGGCCCGGATCGTGGTCATGCAGGCAGCGGTGCGGCTGGCACGGCGGGGATATCGCATGATTCTCCAATCACATGACGAGCTGCTGTTCTCGGTCCCGGAAAATAACGTAGCGGCCGCCAAAATAATTATTTCCGAGGAAATGACGCGCGAGCCCAAATGGCTGCCGGGGCTGCCGCTGGCGGTGGGAATTGGTGTGGGTGATAATTACGGGAGCTGCAAATGAAACCTCATTTCGTCAAGGTCAAGCTGCAGGACGGAATCGCCTTGCTCTGGGATGATGAAGGCGAGGAATTTCTTGTGGAAATGCGTCGGGAGCGAGCCTGGCCGATCATGTCCAGAAGAGCCCGCCGGTTCGAGCTGCGCGAGCAAATGGAGCGTGAACCGCCCAAATCGAAATTCGAGCCTTTTACCCTAGTGAAAAAATGAAAATAATTCAGATCGCTGCCGCTGAGACATCGGATCCTCAGGATGGCGATATATGGGGCACGATTTATGCGCTCGCCGACGATGGATCGGTGTGGATGATGGTCAACCCCTGGGCGTATCATACTGCACATTGGAAGAAATTGCCGGATATAGGAGAGGAATCGGAATGAAAATATACCTCGCCGGCTCGATGCAGGCGCACGGGAATTATAATTTCCCGCTGTTCGACCACGTCGCCGAGAAATTGCGTGCTATTGGACACGAGGTGTTCAGTCCGGCCGATCATGCCCGCGAGAAATTGGGCTCGCTCGAGACCATCCAGAAAATGGGTAAGGCCGAACTCGCATATAATATTCAATTCGAATTATTCCCTGAGCAGATCGCCTGGATTTGCCGGCATGCTGGAGGCGTGCTGATGCTGCCGGGGTGGGAACACAGCGATGGAGCAAAGATCGAACGCCAGGTCGCGCTCTATTTCAAAAAGCCGGTTGGTGAGCTGGACAATATTGTTCTGTTCATGGACGAGCAGGACACACGACATCTTGCGGCACTCGCGCTTGACCTCGCTAGCCGTATGGTGTAAATTTACAAATCTGAAATCGAGCAATGAAATGGACGCAACAACGGCAGTGCCGAAACCGTTCGCCTGGAGCTATTCAAAGCTCAAGGCCTACGAGGATTGTCCGCGGCGCTATTACGAGACCCAGGTCGCCAAGAACTACACCGACAGCACCACCGATCAGACCTGGGGCAATGCCGTGCATGCCGCGATGGCACAGGCTTTGCGTGACGGCAAACCGCTGCCGACCAAATTTCAGATCTGCCAGAAATGGGTCAACAAGGTTCGTAATGTCAAAGACGGCGAACTCCTGATCGAAGATGACTGCCAGTGGGCAATCACGCGCGAGTTCCAGCCGACCGCCTGGTTTGCCAAAAACGTCTGGCTGCGCTGCATTGCCGATGCGGTGGTGCTCAAATATCCCGCCAGCATGGTGGTGGACTGGAAGGCCGGCAAGAGTGCCAACGTCGACCCGATCCAGCTGTTGCTGACCAGCCTGATGATGTTCATTCAATTCCCCAAGCTCGATCGGGTGGTGTCGCTGTTCGTGTGGCTGAAAGAGGACCACAAGACAACGCAGACTATCTACCGCGAGGAAGCGGTTGATCACTGGGCTGCGATCATGCCGCGGGTGGAACGGCTAGCAGAAGCCACTCGTCGGGAGAAATTTCCGCCTCAGCCAGGGCGGTTCTGTCGGAATTGGTGTCCGGTCGAGAGCTGCGAGTTTCATGGGAAATGAGCTATGACCCCGGAAGAAAGAGAAAATTTACGTAAAGCGAAAAAACTAGCACGCAATCAACAGCTACTTGAAGATGATTGGCGGAATGGTGAACATGCCGTAGAATGGTGGAAGTTCCATTGTGCCAAACTTGTAATCTACAGAGACATTTGCGATCGGGCAGACAGCTTAATTAAACGCGGTTTTTTTGAGTATTCAATCGACACCATTATTTCGGTTTTGCGTTACCATTCTGATATGGCAAAAGGGCCTACGGACGAGTTCAAATATCCGAACAATGCTCGCGCTTATTACGCGCGTCTTTGGCTGGAAGAACACCAGCAATATCCGATATTTTTCCAGCTTTGCTCACTACGCAGTCAGGGTAAAGGTGGTCCTCGTGACGAGTACGGTAGATCGAGAGACGATGTGGAAGGGTTTTTTAGCATTTAACAGGAGACAAAAATGACCCTCGGTGAATATCGCGTCGGCATCACATTCAATCCTAGCAAGGATGAGATGGTCGACAAGATCAAGCGTATAGCAGCTGATCTGATCGATCTAATCAATGACATTCATAGTGACGATTCTGGTGGTGACGATTCCGAACTCAGGCGGCTCAAGGCGCTGGCCATGACCCACGTCGAGGATGCCGCCATGTGGGCGGTCAAAGCTCAGACCAAACCACCATTTGCTTGAGAAAATCATCAAGCTGGCGGTGCACAAACGCCTCAAGGAAGTTGGGGCGTTTCAACATTGGCCGGTACAGATGGGGATGGGCGATCGTTGCCTGGACTGCCACGGTTGCTATCAGGGCGTATATTTTGCGATCGAGACCAAGCGCCCTGGTGCTACGCCCACTAAAATTCAGTGGGTGACCATAGAAAATATACAAGCTGCCGGCGGATTAGTGTTTGTAATTGATTCCTTGGAGGCTGCCCGTGCCCTGTTCTCCGATCATCCACCCCCAATCGCAGAAATTACTCGTCCCCTACGACCGCGTTTGCGCGTTGTGGCCAGACGCGCAGACCATTAATTACCGCAACGAAAAATATTCTATTTTTCCGCACCATCCCTACAGCCAGATTCAATTGCGTGCTGTCAATCTCGACGTCCCGCCGCCGATTCTATATTATTTCGATTGGGCCAGTGCCGACGGCACCAAGCCATTTCATGTGCAGAAACAGACGGCTGCGCTCGCCACTTCGTACCAGCGGGCCTACATTTTGAACGATATGGGGACCGGCAAGACGCGAGCTGCGCTCTGGAGCTGGTTTTATCTGCGTCAGGCTGGGGTCGCTAAAAAATTACTAGTCGTCGCTCCGCTGAGCACCCTGAAATTTGTTTGGCTGCACGAAATCAGCCTGATCATGCCGCAGGTCAAGGCTGCTGTACTGCACGGCAGCCAGAAGCAACGCTTGGCGGCACTCGACAGCGATGCTGACATTTACATTATCAACCACGATGGCCTCAAAACCGTCGTGCTGGAGCTGCAGGGACGCACCGACATCGACACCATGATCCTCGATGAGCTTGCGGTCTACCGCAACAACAGCCAACGCTTCAAGCGCATGCAGGCGTTCGCGCAACGCTTCACCTGGGTCTGGGGCATGACCGGCCGGCCGATGCCGCAATCTCCTGTGGATGTTTGGGCACAATGCAAGATTCTCACGCCGCAGAATGTTCCCAAGTTCAAGAGCTGGGCAAAAACTGCGCTGATGCAACAGGTTGACATCTATAAATGGGTGCCAAAAGAGGGTGCGATCGAGACTGCCTTCAGCTGGATGCAGCCGTCGGTGCGCTACTCCTTGGATGACGTTACGGAGTTACCAGAGGCGATCGTCCGCACGCTAGATGTAGAGTTGAGCGAAGAGCAGACTGCCATATATCGAGAGGTTGTAACCCAATATATCGCCTGGATCGATGAGCAGAGGATCACGGCTGCGAACGCCGCGGTCGCATTCGGGAAGCTGTTGCAAATTGGCTGCGGCTATGTCTACTCTCTCTCACCGCAATACGCGACACTCGACTCAAGCCCGCGTCAGCAGCTTTTTCTCGATTTGCTCGAGGAAGCGGCGCATAAGGTCATTGTGTTCTGCCCTTGGCGGCATCTAGTCGACAACCTGTCGCTATTGCTGACCGAAGAAGAGGTCGACCATGCCGTGGTTCATGGAGAAACTACGCTCAAGAAACGCGGCGAAATCTTCAGTGCTTTCCAAAACACCAGTCAATACAAAGTCCTTTTGGCGCATCCCGCCTGCCTACACCACGGGGTGACGCTGACGGCTGCAACGACCATCATCTGGTACTCACCAGTGGCGTCGTTGGAGATTTACGAGCAGGCGAACGCCCGCATCAGACGGGTCGGGCAGAAACACAAGCAATTGTTTCTGCACCTGCAAGCGACCGCCGTAGAGCGTAAAGTCTACGCGATGCTGCGTGCTAAACAACGAATGCAGAATGCATTCCTTGATCTCATAAAAACGTCGATCACATCACTCAACGGAGTAGACCATGACCAACCAAGAACTAGCTGAACCAGAGACAGAATATAAATTCGATGAACTAGTCAAAGCCTTCGTCGACACTCGCAGTGTGATCAAGGACATCGAAGAACGGCACAAGCAAGAACTCAAAAACCCCCTTCGGCTCAAAGAACTTCTGACCGAACAGCTGCTGAAAAAGCTCAAGCAGACCGGCCAGGAGATGGCTCGCACCAAGTTCGGCACCGTGACTGCCGTGACACACGATACGGCGTCCTGCTCAGATCCTGACCTGTTCATACATTATGTCAGCGAGCATGATGCTTACGACCTTCTGGATCGTCGGCCTAACAAGACCGCTTGCAAAGAATTTCTAAAAATTAACGGTGAGTTGCCGCCAGGAGTAAAACTCAACAGCAAACAGGACGTCAATGTCCGTAACATCAAGAAAGAGGAGAATCTCTAATGGCTGCGGGTAACGGAAAAATTCAGGTTGCTGACAAATTCAAGCACCTTGATCCACACCACACGCTGTCGGACAGCATCCGCGCCGGCAATTTCCATTCCATCAGAATGAAGGGTAAAATCTGGAAGCTGCAGACTGGCGGTGAACTCTATTCCTACATCCAGGCTGATGGTCACCCCCTGCCCTATCTTGATGTGGTGATCATCGGCATTCATCCCGGTCCGGGGAATTCTAGGGTATACTATCCCGGCACCTACCAGGAAGATTCCACCAATCCGCCGACCTGCGCTAGCTTGAATGGCGTGATCCCCGATGCCGGCGTGCCAATTCCGCAGAACAAGACCTGCAATGGCTGTAAGCACGATCAGTGGAAGCCCAACCGCGGTGGCAAGGACTGCAAGGAACACAAACGCATCGCAATCATACCGCTGCCCTACATGAAGACCAAACCGGCGCTGAAAGAGCCGATGAAGGAGCCGGTATTCTTCAAGGTGCCGCCAGCCAGCCTAAAGATCTGGAAGGCCTATACCGACGATCTGCAGGATCGCGATGCTCCCTACGCCGCCGTGATCACCAGAATCATGTTCAGTCCCGACAAGCTGTTTGAGATATCGTTCAAATATCTCAAGTCGCTCACCAATGCCGATTCCGAATTGATCCTGCCTCTGCTGGATTCTGCGGCAACCAAGAACATCCTCGGCAGCATGCACGAGTACAAGCAGATCGGCGCTGTGCCGCCCATGGATACCCCCCAGGAGACTGGATTTGCCGCTGCTTTCGGCAAGCAGGCAGCTCCGATCGAAGCCACAGCCAACGTTCCAGCCAAGCGTGGTCCAGGACGGCCGAAAAAGCAGGTCGAGCCTGAAGAGACGGTCAAAGCAGCTGATGAGCAAGAGTCGCAAGAGTCGCAAGAGTCGCAAGAAGGTGGTGAAGCCGGGAGCGAAGACGAGGCCTCTTCGTTCCAGGAAGTTCAGCAGGACGATGAGCTTGACAACATGATGACCGAGGTTTTGGGCAAAGCTGGCAAACCAATGTGAGGTAGCGCGCCTGGCGAATTCAGGCATGAGACGGCAGATGCGGTGCGGCAACCGTGGATATACGGAGATTTCTCACAGCTGTCATAGCCTGGGAATCTGGAGGCTATGTCACCGTCCACTGGTATCGCAAGGACCACGAAAAATGGTTCGGGCGGTCGCACCAGACGATCGACGACGTCTTCGTAACCATCAAAGATCTTGAAACTAGAGATATTTACGATGTCTACTTCTGCCTCTCCACTCAATCCGAGAACCGCGGCACTCGTTCCCGAAAAAACGCCAAGGCGTTGCGGTCGCTGTTCGCCGACATGGACGTCGACCCTGACAATCCCAAGAAATACCCCACATTGCGGGCAGCGTTCGACGCCCTGATCAACTTCTGCCGGTTGCTGGAGATCCCGCTGCCGTCCTACGTGGTGAAATCAGGCGGCGGGCTGCATGCCTACTGGGTTTCCGACCGCGATCTGTTGGTCGACGAGTGGCAGCGGTTTGCCGATGTGTTCAAGACCGCGGCCATTGCCTCCGACTTCAAGATCGATCTCGCCGTGACCGGCGATGCCTCGCGCATTTTGCGCTTCCCAGGCACCTATAACCGCAAGCTGGACAATCCACGGCCGGTGCTGTTGCTGGAAAACTGCAACGGCTTGCAGCACAATTTCGAAGAAATATTCAAAAAAACCCTCGAGCAATTTCCCAACTCGGGTTCACGCCGCAAGGATACCCGGAAGATTCACACTGCGGACTCGTTCAAGCATCTGGATCCGCATCATACCCTCAACGACGGCATCATCATTCGGGATGCGCCACTGCTGCCGTTCGAGCCAATCAAAGCTGAATGCGGCTGGCTGCGGGATACCCACGACACCGGTGGCGAACTCTACGACAACAATTTCTGGCATGCCGCGGTGCTGTGCGCCACGTTCCTCGAAGACGGTCGTGACCTGGCGCACGAGTTCAGCAAGGACTACCCGCGCTACCTGGTTGCCCAGACCGAAGAGCTGTGGGAGCGTAAATTACGCGATCGCGAGCTGAAGGATATCGGCTGGCCCTACTGCGTGACGATCAAAAACTACGGCTGCACGTCGTGTCAGAGCTGTCCGCATCTGCACAGGGGCAAAAGCCCGCTCTCGATCGGCTACGAGGCCGTCCTCAACGAGGTCCACGACCGGGAAATGAAGGAGCTAGGCGGCAGCCGGCCGCACCAGCTGCGGCTGCCAGAGGGCTTCTGCATCGACCCACAGGGGCGGCTGTGTGCCTTCATCCCCAGCCTGGACAAGGGCAACAAAGTCAGTGCGCCGCAGATGATATGGCTGTGGAGCAACAGCTTTAGTGAACCAAAGCTGGAGTCCCAGGACAACATTGGCGGCGTCAGCTTTACGGTGCGCGCGACCCGCAATAATGAAAATGAGGTGTTTTTGAACACCATCACCGTCCACGCTAACCAGGGCCTATTCAAGACCCTGACAACCAAGGGGGTTCTCGTGAATCCTGATGAATATGCCAAAAAGCTGACCGAGAAATTCGCCACCTCCTGGCTCGACAAGCTGCAGATCGAGGACGCTCCAACCCCACGCGACCTAACCATGGGCTGGCGCTACGAAGGCGGCCGGCTCGTTGGTTTTGTCTACGGCAACCAGCTCTTTCGTGAAGACGGCACTGTGCTCCCGATAGTGGGCGGCACCGACGACGAATTCCGCTCCTGGTACACGCCGGTCGGCGAACGTGAAATCTGGGTCGAATCTGCCAAGCTGCTCACCGACCGCCAACGGCCGGAGCTGGATATCCTGATCGCGGCCGCCTTTGCCGCCCCCCTGACCGTGTTCGCTGGCACGCTGTACGGCCCTGTCCTGATCGAATGGGGCGAGCCAGGGACGTCGAAATCAACTGCTCAGCAGGTCGCGGCCGCGGTCTGGGGGCATCCCAAGCAAACCAGAGAAAGCCTTGCCAGCACGCCCAAGTCGATCCAGGGCCGACTGGGCCGCACCCGCAATCTGCCGGCTTATTGGGATGATGTGCAGGATGAACGACATCTGGAGGCGCTGTTCCAGACCATGTTTGTCGCCAGCGAAGGGGCCGAAGGCGGCCGGCTCAACCCCGATGCCAGCTACAAAGTGCGTCTGCAGTGGCAGACCATCTTGGTGGCGTGCGCCAATGCCTCGTTCGTGGAGTATCTCACGCGCAAACAGAAGAGCACCACTGCTGGAATGAGGCGCGTGTTCGAGATCGAGTTCAATCGGCAGCCGGAAGGCGAGCCTGGCATGATCAATGGGTTACGAGCGAGCCAGACCTTCGCCAAGCTCGAGCACAATTACGGGATGATCGGTACTGATTATGCTGCGTTCCTAGGACGCAAGCATGTCGAAGTCAGCACCTTGGTGCAAAAAGTGATCGACCGCTTCACTGCCAAGGTCGAAGGCACGGGTGACGAATCCTACTGGACCGGGCTATGTGGCGTGCTAATTGCTGGTGCCATGCTGTCGCGCCAGTTCGGTGCCGAGATCAGCATCCAGCGGATGGAAAATTTCCTGGTCAAGACCTTTATAGCGAACCGGCGTGTTCGCGCAGTAGAAGGCACAGAGGCCGGCACCTACGATCACACCGAACACGCCATCACCGGATTCCTCAACGAATATTTCGGTAAGGGAAATTTTCTAATCACCAAGCAGATGTACAAGGACCGGCACAATGAAGTGAATATATTGACCGAACCAAATGTTGGTCGCCCACCCTACATCCGGATCTGCCGTGATGACCGCACGATCGTCGTGTCCAAACGAGCGTTGCGGCAATATCTGAATGACAACGATATCCGTTCTCGCCAGGTGTTCGCTGGCTTGGAAAAATATTTTTACGCCAAAGAAGCCAAGCTAACGATAGGAGCCGGCACCGAGTACTCACAGGCCCAGGAGCTGTGCTTCGTGATGGTCGTAAAGAGCGATGACAGCGCCCTCTACGACATCTTGACGTCCAAAGGTGAGCCTACGTCCGCGGCTTGATCGGCTTCAAACTCTTGCTGTCGCCCTCGGGATCGGCCAGCGGGTCTTTCTTGGCACCGTAATCAGTCTTCTGCTTATCGGTCCGGAAGGAGTCTGGCACCTTCATGAAGCGGCTGCGCGAGGTGACCACCTCACCACCCTGAGCGAATTTGGCGCTGACCGGTCCCTTGCCCTTGCTGCCTGCGCTGTATCTCATTTGCGTTTTCCCTTCGGTTTGCTCTCGGAGATTGCGATCGCGATCGCCTGCTTGCGGTCGGTGACCTCCGGCCCGGTCTTGGAGCCAGAGCGTAGCCTGCCGGCTTTGAACTTGTGCATGACGTCTTTGATGGTCGCCTGACCTTTGCCCTTTGGCATCACTGCACCCGTTGTCGCTTGCGCTCCTGGATATCTCTTTGCCGCTGTTCGGCCTTGCCTTGCAGCTCAATTCCGCGCTTGGCAGCATCGATCATCATCAAGGTGGTGACGTCGATCGACGTACGCTTGTCGGCTGACGACATATCCTTGTCGGTATTAAATTTCTCGATGGCGTCACGGTAGCCTTTCAATCGCTTGGCAGTCTCGTCGCCAGTCCAGGCATTCTTGTCTCCACCGGCCTTGGCGGTCTGGCCATCCTTGCGCAGATCATAGAAGTCCTGGATTGATTGTGCGCCACTTTGCGGGAAGCGCGCAACAAATGCCTTGATGCCAGGGATATCGGCCCAAGTGCGTTCCGCTGCCGGCGGCAGCTCCTTACCCGACAACGCATTGATGGCCTTGTCGATGCCACTGACAACATGCGAGCCCAACCCACCACTCAATTGCCTGATGTAATTATCGATGATGATCGGCGAGCCCAGCTGGCCGACTGGTTTTTCACCGGCTACCGATCGGATTGCGCCTGCGAGCAATTTAGCGGTCTCGCTGGTGCCGCCGGTGAATTGCTGGGCCTGTGGTTTCTTGGCCGTCGTTTCCGGTGACATCAATGGCCGCTGCAGGAAATCGCTCCAGTTGGCCTGCTGCTCCTTTATTGGTCGATAGGCTTGCGGAATGAAACTTGGCGATAAAGCATCCACGACCGAGTCGGCAACATGCTTGAAAGCGTTCGGCTTGTGCTGCAACCACGACTCCATGATGCGCTCTGGGATCGAACCAAAAATCTGCCCTTCGGCAAACGGCTTGGGAAGCCGCCAGAGCGTGCCGTGATTGTACTGCATCGCGCCGGTCTGCGGATCCTTGCGGAACCAGGCATCGGTATTGTCGGCCCGGAGTTTTTTCTCCATCGCCGGCGTGACATTGCGCCAGTCATTGGTCGGGATGATCCAGAACAGCATCTTCTGCCATTGCGGTAGCTCCTGGTAGCGCGGATCGTCCTTATTGAGCATCCACAGTGCGACCGACGGCACCGTGATGGCTGCCATGGTCTTGACGAAAGTGCCGGTGGGATCGTTCTTAAATGCGCGAGCAAAACGATCGAGGCCCTGGACGTTGGCATTGAAGAACGGAATGAGCGCGTTGGCGACCCGCATGGTTGGAAAACCACCCATGCGTCCGAAGTCGATGGTGAGTTCGCGTGCGTTAAAGGCTGCTGCCGATGAGGTCTTGCCGCCCTTAACATCACGCATGTGTGCGCCAAATCGGGTGGCGTTCTCCATCTGCTCCGAAAAACCTCGCAGCACATCCAACATCATTCTTGGGATCTGATGTGGATGCACAACGACGTTTTCCAATTTGCCGTAGAACGACCGCGGCTCCATGCTCAATAGCTTGCGATCGAACGACACCAGGTTGGCGTTGGCCCCGCCTTCACGCATCCATTTATTGAATTCCTTCGCTACATCCGGCTTGAAAAATCGTTCCAAGCTCGTGGCAGCATCGTAAAACGGGATGTAGCCCTTGATGCCTTCTGCCTGAATGAATGCCGTGGCCTGGTCGCGGAAGATATTCTTGATACCGAACTCGGGAGTCAGCGTGGCACCACCCCGCAGCAAGCGTGCCGGGGTGCCGAGTACTTTCCACAACATCCCCAATGCTGGCTTATCGTAGCCGGCAACGACTCTGGCCATATCTTTCGGTATGTCGTAGATTTGTTCCTTGCCGTTTTCAAAATAGCGCAGCTTGCCGCTCTCCGGTGCATAGGTCTTGGCATCGAGGAACCGCATTCGTTCGATCGTGTCTTCTGGAATGCCGGCATCGAGCATGCGCTGGCGCTGCTCGGTCGACATTTGCAATGGTGAGTCAGATCGCGACTTCCGCATGAAGCCTTCGCCACCGGCTTTGACGAGAGCATCGTTAGCCCGCTTCATGGACCGGTGGACTTCGTTCTTCTCGGCCAGGTCGGCCAGCATCGCAGTGTTCTTGAGCACCGAGTTAAGTGGTTCCTTAAATTGTCGTTCGGAGCCTTTCATCTTCTCGATCGGATCCTTGACCGTAAGTCCGCCGCCAGTGCGGAACATGTCACCCATCTCGGATTTGGGATCGAGCGTGCGGTAGAGCGGGATGTAGTCCTTATTGGCTGCTTCGATCTTGGTAATGCCTTCCTCGCCAACGAGGTGCTTGGCCATTCTGAGCATGGCACTCTGAAATTCATTCAATTCCTTGAATGTCTGCCCCCACTTGCTGCCAAGCTCTGCCACCGTCTGATTGGCTTCCTTCAGCGGGACGCCGGTCTTTATGCCCTGCCCTTCTTTCTCGATCACCCGCTTGGCAACGGCGTATTCCTCAAATGCTTTTTTATCGACCATGATTTTCTTGAGAATCGGATCCAATGCCGGACCGATGACCTTCCGGGTCTCGGGATCGAACGGTCCCTCCCGATAGATCGACTCCAGTTTGCCACCGAGACCCTTGATGGACCGCGCCAGGCGATGGAAATCCTCTTCCCGCTCGAGTGGTCGACCAAGCTCTCTTTCGACTGCTGCTGCCCTGCGGGCATAGGGATGCAGTGCGTTAAACACCCCTTCGTAGCCGCGGTGGACGAGATCCTTTGCCTGATCGAAACTGCGCGGCAGATTGTCGGTCCAGCTCGGATCTGCCGCAATGCGATCGCGAATCGCCTGCCTGGCCGGTGATATTGCTTCCCCTTTCCCCGTAACCCGTGACAACAAGGACGGTTTTGTCGGAGTTGTCGGAGTTGTCGGAGTTGTTTGTCGGAGTTCTGTCGGAGTTTTTGCTGCTGTAGCCGGATTTGGTTTTTCTCCGCGAGCACGCAAAGCATCCGAAAACACTGCTTTTTGCACCCGCGGAATATCAGTGCGAGCAATTTCGGCCTGCAGCTGCTCATTAGTCATTTTCTTGGCGCGCTCGAACGACGTCAGTTTTGGTCCCTGGCGTTCAGGCGGTGCCGGCTTCGGCGGTTCGGGGGGTAGGCGGCCGCCACCACGTTCATCGCGCAACAGCTGACGAAATGGATATTGCCCACCACCGCGCTCGTCTTGCATGAACTGTCGCACTGGGCCCGGTGCAGTCGCTCGCTGGGTCGCCTGCCTAGCGGCTTCCTCCCGCGCGCGCAGCTGCGCCCCGACATTTGGCGGCTCTGCTCGTGCCGGCTCCGGCATGCGCCGGATCCCTCGACGCTCAAGCTCGTTGGCCAGGCTGTCGCGCATAAACGGCGAAAGCTCACCGCGCCTGGCGAGCTGGATCAATTCTCCCGTCGGCCGCGCATCCAGCGGCCTTACTATATTACCTCCTCCTTTTTGAGCGCCCGCAGGGGATTCAGGAATCGGTCCCCGTAATGTCTCCCCTGGCCTGGCTGCAGCTGCTTGTTCGGCCGGTCTGATTGCAGCTGCCAGTGTCGGGTCCACCTCCCCGACATTCATCCCGCCGCCAGCCCCACGCGGCGGGGTCTTCTTGCCATAGTCCTCCGGCCCGCGCGCCTGCGTGAGCCAACCCTGTTCACCAGGACGCGGCGTCGGTGGTGGCGGCTGCATCTCGGCGGTGCCGGCCGCAGCCTGAGCGCCAGGAGTGCCATGCCGTTCGGTCTTGCCTGCGGCTGTAGGCACTTCCTCATGCGGAAACGGCAGCTGCCCTTGCTCACCTGCTGGCGGCAGCAATTCACCCTGCCCAGTGGGTCGCAGCGGGGCTGGCTCCCGCCCTGTAGGCGGCAACAAGGGTGCTTCAGTCTGCTCTGCAATCCTGCCGCCGGGACCGGGAAGCTCTGGAGCTGGTGGAGTGACAAGCTCACCACCAGGAGCAACCCGTCCTGCTGGCGTGGGCGCTGCCTCACCAGGCAATGGCAGTTGACCCTGTTCGCCGGCCGGCGTGCGCAGGGGAAGCTCAGGTTGCGGAGGACGGAATTGATCCCGCGGCGGCTCGAGCGGAAGCTGACCCTGCTGCGGCGTGCGGGTGGCCCCGCCTTCCGTTGGCAGTGCGGCTGTCCCTTCTGCCGGCAATGCTGGGGTCACATCTCTCGGCAGTGGAGCGCGAGCCTGTTCTGCTGGATATTTGGGGCCACGGCCCATCATTTCGATCTGTGCAGCTTGCAAAGCGTGATTGGTCTCACGCTGGATGCGATCGGCAGTCGTGCGATCCACCCCATAGGGCAGCAGCGCATCGGGGTTTTTCTCTAAAATACCGGCAATCAATCCTGCAGCTGCGCCAGCAGCACCGAACGGTGCGCGCATGGCAAGGTCAGCTGGAGCTGCAAACGGCTGCAGCCATTTTGCCCATGGATATTTCTCGAGATTTTCAGGCGAGATACCGAGAGGCTCTATCGATCGCTCGTGGGTCTCCGGATCTTCCCTTTCACCGAAGCCACCTCGGAAGCCTGACGTGATGCGCTCAGTCAGGCCGCGCGGTTCTTGCCCTCTATCTGGCTTGAACCCACCCGCTGGAGCAGCCTCCCAATCATCCTCGGCTGGCTTGGCAGCAGCTCCCGCTGGCTTGAAGCCACCCGATGGAGCTGGCTCCCAATCATCCTCACCCTCGTCTGCCTGCCGTGCTGCTGGTGGCGGCATCGCAGGGCCAGCCACCTGATACGGCGCTGCTTCCTCGGGATCAGCCTCAGCCGTGGAGACTGGTTCCCAATCGTCATCGCCACCGGACGGCTGTGCTTCCGTTTCCGGCTCAGAGTCATCAACATATTCGTCGTCTTCGTAGGCCATGGCTTACTGCGACATTGGAACTGTCGGCCTTCGCTCCATCGGCCGCAGGCTCCACTGACCGGTCGATTTGGAGCGCCCCCATTGCTGTCCGGCCGGAGCTGAATAGGGTTCGGCATCGCCACGATATTTTTCCAGGTCGACCTTGGGTGCAGCCGGTGTGATCTGACCACCCGGTGCAGCTGGTGCTGTTGGTCTTGGCTGTGGAGAGTTTGGATTCTGTTGCAATTTCAATTGCAGTCGGTCAGCGAGATCATTCTCGACTGCACTGTTATGCATTTTATCGATCAGCTGCTTGTCCCGATCTGAGTATGGATATTGGTAAGTAGGATCGTCTTTATTCGCGCGTGCAGCATTGTTCACGCGATCTCTAAGCTCCGACATTGCAGCACGCTCACGCTCTACGACTATCCCTTTGAGATTAGAAATGGCGTTGCGGTCTTCCATCGATTTGATTTGCGCATCAGCCCGCCGGTTTGTTGCATCAAGCTTCTCCCGCTCGAGCCCCTGCCGTTCGGTATGCCGTTGCTGGGTGCCCTCGCGCGCTCGCAACGTATCCTCATACTTAGCGCGCTTGTCCTGATCTGCAGTGTGGGGGTAGGCCTGGCGCGCACGCTCCTTCAACTCCCACTCCTTCAGATCTTGCTGATACTGCTGCCGCTTCTGTTCGGGCGTGCCGGTGTATTGACCGGGCTGACGTTGACCTGTCGTCGTCGGCGGCTGTTGCTGCGCCTGACGCTCTTGCTGATTGGCTGGATGGTATGGATTATCGATGACTTTCGCCCTTGGAAAAGCATCCTGCAGCCGTTGCGTCCGTTCTGCTGACGACACCGGTGGCGGCTGCTGCCCCTGACCCGGCTGCTGTGATTGGCGACCAGGCTTGTCCGGATCCCCTTGCTGTTGCTGCACGGGTTGAGACGGTCCAGCAGGACGAAAAGTGTTGGTAGCGGGATCGAACGTCCCCGGCTGCCGATCAGCCTGTTGTTTTCCACCTTGATAGCCAGTAGTCGGCTCCCATTGTCCACTGCGCGCATTGAAACGCGCCTGACCAACCGGCTCCCATTTCCCGGTGTCCCAGTTGTAGCGAGCCGAATACGGCGGCGCGGTCGGCAAGGTGCCGCCAGACGGTGGATACTTGCCGCCAGCCGGTGCTTCGGAACGCGGTGGAAACGTTCTGGTCTCGCCTTCACGCGGCTGTGGACCAGGAGCCATCGGCGCAACCCGTCCAGCTGTGGTCGGCTGATAGCCGGTGGCTGGCGGGGCGGCTTGCCGCTGTGGCTGTTGCTGCGTCGGCTGTTGCTCGAGCTGTCGCACCCGATCGCCACCTCCTGGTGGTGCTGCAGGCGCTGGCGCTGGTGTTGCGGTCGGAGCCTGACCCGGTAGGCCGGCAGCGGTGCGCTGAGCCTGTGCCAACGGGCTCTCGGGTGTCGCCGGCGGTCCGGCTTCCGCCGGCCGCGGCTGTGGCAGCGGAGTTTCAGCGGGAGCTTGAACCCGTGTCGGACCTTCCGGCGGCGGCATCATCGGGCCGGCCACCTGGTAGGGCGGTGCATTCTCCGGATTGGGTGGGGTCTGCGGGCCCTGCGCCGCCGCCTGTAGGGTAGCGTCTATTCCATTATCGGCGGCAATATCGAACACGCTGCCGGAGCCATTGGCGTATTGATGAAACTGCTGCGGAGTGAGGTGGTAGGTGCGCGCGGCTTCGCCACTTTCCGGTCGCACCACTGCAGTGATCAACCCGTTCTCGGTTGGATGGAAACTGACCTGGTTGCCATTAGGGATGAGATTGTTGAGCCGCTCAGCGATCTGCAGGGCCTCGACATATTTCCCCTGTGCAGTGGCAGCAACCATCGCTGCCCGCAGGTTGTCATAGGATGGCCGCAGTGCCTGGACAAAGCGCGATGCTCCATCCATGTCACCCCGCCCCACCAGATCCTGAAACGCCTTGCGAATCGAACCGCTCTGATCGAGGTGCGGATTCTCCTGGGTTGCCCGGTCGAGCGCCTGAGTCATCTGCTCAGGCGTAAAACTGCGCTCACCCTTGAGATATTGCTGCAGCTGCTGCGGAGCCGATGACGGTGCCGTCGGCGGCCGCGCTTGCGGCGTCGGTATCTGCGTTGGTGTCTGCTCCGTTTGCGGCATGCCGCCCGCCGGCTGCGCCGGCTGGGTCATAGCAGGCGCTGGTGGTGGCCTTTGTTCGGCGGGGGCTCCTTCTGCTGGAGCCTGCGACGGCGGTGGCGGCAAGGCTACAGCTGGCTGCTGTGGTTGCGCCGCCGGTCGCATTCCAGGAGCTGGCGCTTCGACCTGAGCAACCTGCTGCTGCGGCTGTTGCTGCGGATGCTGGCCCTTGTCGAGGCCAAACTGCTTGCGGGTCCAATCTAGAACGTCTCTAAGCTGCTGCTCGGGATCGTCCTGGCGTGCCTGCTGGGGTCGGAAACCGGTTGGCTCCTGCGCAGCATCCTCTTGCGCCTGCAGGGCAGCTGGATCGCGATCGGCTTGATCTTTGGGTGGCGCGTTGTAGCCGGTCGGTGCGCCTCTGCCGCCACCGCCTTCTTCATCGCCGCCTTCATCACCCCCTGCCTGCTCTTGCCCGCCTGCTTGCCTAGGGCTTGCCTGGTCTCCTCCGTCTCCTTCTTCACCCTCTTGCCTACCCCCTACGTTACCGTCTGCTGCAGGCGGTTCTTCTTCAGCTGGCGGGGGTTCGGGCTCTTCCCCCTCTTCTGGCTCATCCGGAAGATCCGGCTCTTCCTCTTCTTCGACGTCACCGCCTTCCGCATAACCAAGCTTGCGCACCGGACCACCACGCCGATAGCCCTGCTCCCCCTCATCCGGCGTGGAAGGAGCACCCTCCGGCATGGACGCCAACGGACCGGCATCTTCGACGGCATGATCGGGATCGCTGCTGCGTGAATTCAATGCTGCCGCCATCATGACAGGTCCGCTGACGCCGTAGCCAACTTCACCGCCAGCTTGATAGCTGTTGCCGCCTTTACCCCGCAAACGTCGTTGCCTACGTTTGTTCATCGCTGTGGTCCACCATACCCAGTCGGCGGCTGCCCGCCGCCCTGACCCTGCTTACGTGCCTGCTGGATCAACTTGTAAAAAAATTCCCTGCCTTTCCATTTCGCCACGTCTTTTGGAATCACGAACTCGCCGGCGTTGAGCTGAGCATTGACGTCATCGGTTTGCGAACCGTTTGATGGCGACAGCTCGCGCGAGACAAAGCCACCCTGCGTTGCCTGCCGAGGATCCGGTCCGCGCGAACGTTGCGCCGGTCCACCATTCGCCATGCGTTGCGGCGGCATGCCGGCCATTGGAATGGCACCAGCCTGCGACTGCGGCATGCCGCTGGCCTGGATGTAGCCACCACGCGGCATGATCGGCGATCCGCCAGATGCCATCTGGGTGATGTTCGGTGCCGGCTGTGGCCGCCGTGGCGGCATCCCTGCCGGCCCACCCATTGCCATGCGCTGGACTGGTGGTTGTCCCGGTGGTCGCGGCCGCGGCAATGGTCGATCCATCGGCCCACCCGAACGCGGACCGAACGGCAGTCTCGGGCCCGGTAGTCTCGGTCCTGGTGGTCTCGGTCCTGGATTGTAACCGGTTGGCGGGCGCATCGGTGGTCGTGGTCGACCTCTTGGCGGCGGACGTCGCATTGGCCCACGAGCTTGCATCGGCATTGGCATTGGTCGCCTCCGTCTCACCTGGCCGCCGCGGGCATAGTCACCGCCGTCGCTGTAATCGGTGTAATCGCCACCACCAGACTGATCGCCACCAGTGTTATCGCCAGTCTGATCGTAATCGCTGCTGTAGGCGTCACCGTAGTCGTAATTATCCCCGCCGGATTGATCACCCCAATCCGTCTGATCCTGTGCGCCCCAATCAGTCTGATCCTGTGCGCCCCAGTCCGTCTGATCGCCCCAGTCCGTCTGATCGCCCCAGTCCGTCTGATTGCCGTAGTCCTGTGCGCCCCAATCAGTCTGGTCGCCATAGTCCGTCTGGTCGCCGTAGTCCTGTGCGCCCCAATCAGTCTGGTCGCCATAGTCCGTCTGGTCGCCGTACTGATCGCCGCCATAATCCTCCCAGCCCTGATCACCGCTGAAATCGTAGCCTTGATCGCCGCCGTAATCACTCCAGCCCTGATCGCCGCTGAAATCGTAGCCTTGATCACCGCCGTACTGATCGCCACCGCTGGGGTCGTACTGATCCCAGCCTTGATCGCCAGTGAAATCGTAGCCACCGCCGTACTGATCGCCACCGCTGGGGTCGTACTGATCGTATTGATTAGGATCGTACTGATCAGCATAGTCGCCAGTGGTCTGCTGGTCGTACTGATTCGGGTCGTACTGACCACCGTAATCGCCGGTGGTCGGCTGATCGAATTGCGTGGGATCGTACTGGCCACCGTAATCGCCAGTCGTAGGATCGTATTGGTCGTATTGCGTGGGATCGAACTGGCCGCCTGCATCACCCGGCAGCTGGTAGGAGGGATCCTGCTCAGCCGTACGATCGTCCCCGCCACCGCCGGTTGGCACCTGCCAATCCTCACCGCCAGCAACTTGCCATGGCCCTGCTGTTTCCGGATCGAAACCGGTCAGCGGATTGCCTTCGCCCAGCGGATTTACATCGCCAGCCATAGGCGTGCTCTCCGACCCCGGAGGAGAATCCGGTGGCGGATTGATCAGATTTGGAAACTCGGTATCCGGCGATGATGTTGGTGGAGTCGAATACGGCGCGCCGGTGTAATCCGGCGGCATCTCGGTCGTATCCGGCGGCGTTACTGTCGTCGTCTCTGGTGTGTCTGCTGGTTGATCTGCCTCCGGCGGCCGTGCTTGCGGCAGTGGAATGTCGCCTGGCTTGTCGGGATCCCCTTCTACCGGCTCTGGCTTCGCGGGATCTTCTTCCGGCGGCGGCTTGTCGGGATCCGGCTCCGGCCCCGGCTTTTCCGGATCTTTAGTTGTCTCGTCTTCCTTCGGCTCACCCGGCTTTGGTGCCGCCGGATCTGTCGGTCCTTTGCCCTTGCCACCACCAGCGCCGGCACCGCCACCACCTTTGCCAGCACCACCCTGCGGTTTGGCAGTGCCTTTATTGATGGAATCATCCGACTTACCATCCGGCTGACCGCCACCACCACCTTGCTCTTTTGGTTTTCCACCACCGCCACCGCCACCGCCGGCTTCGACCGACTGGCTCGCACTCTTCTGAGTGCTCTGGCTATCCTGGGTGTGCTGTGAAACTGAATCCGACACGTTGCCCAGCGGCGGATATTTGAGCTGCATGCCGGTGCCCAGCAGGGCATTCATCGCCTTGGCAGCCTCGTAACCAACCTGCGTGTTCTGCAGCGAAGACGAGATCGCCTGGTTGCGCATGGCGTTGCCGGCGGCCTCATCAGCCATCCGCTGCTGATTGCCAGCGCCGGCAGCCGATGCTGACGCCATCACGCGATTGGCTGAATCCAATGCTGCGTAGCGACCGGAGGATGGGTCGATGCCGTAGCTCTCGAGATCGCGAACGGCGGACAGCCGGCCCTTCTCGGCCGCCTGCTGCACGCCGGACTCGGCCATCCCCATGTCGACGCTGATGCGTTGCGGGCTGGCATAAGACAGCGCGTCCCGCATCAAGTTATCGATGTTGCCCTGGTTCTTGTTGAACTGGTCCATCCCCCACTGGTAGACCTGGGGAGCCTGATCAAATGCGTACTGGGCAATGGCCTGCAGCAGCGGCGCTTGCGGGTAATCAGGGATGTAGGTCTGCGAATGAGATTCGCTGGTGCCCTGACCGGTACTGGTGCTTTGGCCTTGAGAAGAACTGACCGATGGCATGCGCTAGGCCCTGGAAAAAGCTGGACTTTTCCAGCCTCTCCCGCCCTAGCAGAAAAATGCTAAGAAATGCTTAAGATCACTTATCCTTCGGGCGCGGGCCGACTGCCAGCGCATTGACCTGATTGTGTGGTCCCAGTTCGATCTTCTTCCAGGTAAAGCCGTCTTGCGAATAGGCGATGGTGCTCTTTTGCGCTTGCGAACTCGGACCCGTCTTCTGCGCTCCGCTGCTGCCACCGACAACGAACGTGTAGTAGCCATAGCTGAGACACTCGGTGCGCTGGATGCCGCATGAAACGGTGTCTATTTTTTTACCCTTCTCATCGAGAACATCCACCTTGTCATCACCATGCGCAGGCCGATTGAAGTCCCAATTCGCCAGCTTGCAGGTGATCTTCTTTCCCGACTGGTCTCCCTTTTTGACTTTCCCAGTTGCCTTAATATCACTGCCGATGAAAACAATATCTTCCGGCTTGACCTGTGCGAATGGCGTTATCGACGGCGCTTCCGGTACAAGCAGTGACGGACTCATGGGTTCAAACAAACTCTGCTGAAAAGCCCTGACCACATGCTCGGGAGCATCGACAAGAATAGCAGCTCGTCCAGAAGAAGGAATCACAGCAGCGGAAGCAACAGCCAACTGAGCCGGAATTTCTGTATGATCAGGACTTAATTGCGGAATCCAAGTTCTCCCATTGAAGCTGAACCACTGGTCAGCGTGCCAATTGGGAAAATTATATTGACTCGACGTCATCACCGCCGGTGCGGTTTGATACTCCGTATGAATAAAAGTTTCGCAAGCATGACGCTGACTGAAAGTCTGCAGATCACTCAACTTCAAACCATCGTTACTGTAGGCTGCCATCGACGCACACAAACCCCTGCCATCAGCTCCCACGAACACCCACACCGGGTTGCCTCCCGACGTCATACCCTCACGCATCCAGCCACCACCATAAACGGCACCGATGCCGTATGGACCTGGCCCGTGGTGAATGCTGATATTCGTTTGATCCCAATGGATGCCGTCCTCGGACGTAAACATCCAAGCTTTATTATCTCCGATGCCTCCGTTGGTGATTATCGGGTAACCGCTGCCCGCCATCCAGTAAACTTTGGGCTCGGTCTCCCAACTGACATTGATGACGCGCTCGAAAAAATCTTCCTTGTAGATCGGCATCGTTAGCCATCGAGTGCTTTGTAATATCTCCAGAAGAAATCCGGATCCTCCTGCGTCTGGTTCTGAAATTCGACGCCATTGGTGCGCAGAACATGCGCCCGCTGATCCGGATCCTTGGTCTTGTCTTTTCTCGTATTGAAAACGTAGCCGGCTGCCGTATCAGAATTCACCTGCTGCCAATTCGGGTACTGCGAATAATAGGTGTTGCCTTGCGCCCGAAACATCGGCTGCTTCGCGGCATGAACATTGTTGACCGTCAGACTGGTCGTGAGACTGCGCAGCACATCACGCATGATGTTGGTGGTACGGATGAGTGTTGGCAGATCGTGCGCAGTCGGAATCGACGGCATCCTCGCCGGCACTCCCGGTAGCTGGCTGCCGTTGTGCAGCAGCCGCCGATCATAGGGTTGCTGACCAAAACTAACCGGACAAGAGGGCGCTGTCATTCGCCACCTCCACTATCCGGCGGCCGGATGGCCTTGCCGATGTTCTTGCCCTTGTCACCCTTGCTGCCGTAGACCCAGACCATGTACGACTTCCACGCCCGGTCGTACCACACCATGCGCTCGATCCGTTCGGTGACCACCCAGACATCCTTATCCGTGTCACCATCTTCGGTCTCGCCGTAATAGACGTAGTTGTTTTTCTTACGCTTGTCCGTTTGCTCGACAAAGCGCGCGGTTTTGTTCTTGAATTTGTCAGGGGCAAGCGTCGTCATCCCCTTTGGGGGCGTCTGGATGTTGTCGCGGACATTGTTGATGGTCTTGTTGACCACCAGCGACTGAATGATTGTGCGCGCGATGTTGGCCGACGCCAAAGCCGACGACAAATCGACCGCTCGCGGGATAGTCGGACGCACGAACTGTGGCCGGTTGAACAGATATGCCTGGCGCGGACCGGTCGATTGATCGGTGCTGACCGGACAGGTCGGCGCTACGGTGGAGAAGTAGATCGGCATCACAGCACCTCTACCACCTGCGGACCATCGTAGATCAGAGCTGCATCGCTATTGTAATTTTGCCACATGACCGAGGTGATGATCTTCATCTGGACGTATTGCTTTTCGTTGTCCGGATTGTACAGCTTCTGACCCTGATAATCGCGATCCGCATATTCCCAGTCCTGTGGCCCTGGAGGCTTGTCATCGGTGCCCTTCAAGGTCACCGACGCACCACCCTGCGGATACACATTGTTGATCGCCGGCGATCCACGCGCGATGTGGGTGATGACATTGTTCATGATGTTGAGCGCGTTGATCACCGACGGCAGATCGTGTGCGCGCGGGATGGAGTTGATCAGATCGTGCAGGATGCCAGGTCGCACAAACGGATCGCCGCGACGAAAGACCGGTGCGCCAGGCGTTGCCTGCGGGAAACTGACGGGACAGGAGGGTGCGTCAGTCATTTTGAAACACTCCAATGGCCATTGCGCCAATGATAAGTAACCCTAGTAAAATCAGGAGGATTTATTAGCTCCTCAGAAAACGTAAGTACACTCAATTTCGGCCTCAGTGCCACATCAAATCTCGGATAATTCCAAGCCAGATTTTTCCCCAACCACGGCCCATTGATGCAAGCTCCTCGGAAAACATCAGACAAGGGCCAGCTCCTTGACGCTGGTAGCCACTTGCATGTTCGAGATCACGATGCGTCCTTCAATTTCGAACTGCCACTGTTCACTTTTTGTCCCGGATAGTATCCTCAGCAATTCTCCGGTGGAGCGAATCTCGCGCGTGGTCCACAGCACATCGTCAATGTAAACCCGCACGATGCCATACTGATCGTCTGCAAGAACCAACTGCGGGAACGATACATCGCGTTCCACCTGTGGCGGCGTGGTGTCCGGCACCGTGAAGAAGATTCGCATGGCTGCGAAATTGCGCCGCGCCATTTGCTGATAGGTCTTCGATCGCCACAAATATGGAACGATGATCGGATGCTGGTCGGTGAAATCGTAGTAGTAAATGCCGCCGTTCTGCACCAGCAGACAGATGCCGGTCCAGGCATCAAGCTCGACATTGAGAATGTCGAACTCATTCGGCGAGCTGAGATTGTTGTAGCCCAGACGATGCCCGCCAGCCTGCGGCCAGATGGTGAAGGACGTCTTGTCTTCGGATGAAAGTTCGACCGTGAACCCGCGCAAGATCGGTCCGCCGGCGTCAGCCCCAAAGGCAAAATAGCACGAGCAGTGCTTGACCGCCCGAATGCGTTCGTGCGGCGTGAGCGCCTGCCATCGCTCCCGACTGATCCAGCCTTCGGTGGTGTTCAAGCCGGCACCGGACTGCGAGATCTGGATCAGCCCATTCTGCGACACGTAAAACACCGCGGTATCGGTCGGCACGATCGAGCCTCGGTGCAAGCCCGGTTCCTGCAGATTGATCTTGGTCAGCGACATAGATGCTGGGTTGACACCGTTGATCAGATAGGGCGTGCCCTGTGTAACCACGACGATCGCCTGTCCGCACACACCGATGCCGACAATGGGAAACTCGGTCGTCAGCACGTAACCTGGCGGCCAGGCATGCGGCCGGTAGGCCTCGCTGAACCACACCTCGTTGGAGCGGAAGCCGACGGCAATGCCGTTGGGAAACGCCTGGATGGTGGATAGATCCTCCGGCGGTCCGTACCAGTAAAGACTGACCATCTGGCTGTTGAGCGCAACGACGTCATCGGAAATGATATCAGTGTACACACCCTGCGCGACTGGAATCTCGGCCACCAGGAAGTAGGTGCCCAAACCAGTCTGGCTCGAGATAGTCCGGTAGATGCGCGTCAACGTGATGTTGCGATCAGCCGACTTCATCACCGGGTTGCCGTCGCCATCCAAGATTAGATCGCCGTTGTCATCGGTAGCCGGGAAATCTGCCCCCATGTTCTCCGGCATTGGTTGGAACAAAGTGATGGTCCAGACCGCATTGCTCCAGCCATTGACCACCACCGGATCCGACGGCGGGCCCTCCTCACCATATTCCGTGACCCAGGTGTAAACGTAGCCACGCGCTTCGAAGATCGATGCTCCCAGCAGATTGCCCCAGATCCGGAACGTCGGCAGCATGGTGACGGCGCTGGTGTTCAACGGATCGGGTGGGGTGTTGCTGAAAGTGGCGGGGTAGCCGGCGCTCTGTATCGTGTTGTTGACGTTCTCGAGATAGTACGCTTGGTCGGTATGAATGCCGATCCAGTAGGTGTTGTTGGCAATGACCGACACCGGGTTGCCTAGCACCGCTGTCCCGGTCAGAGCCGCAGCATCCATCAACGCTGGAGCACTGCCACCCAAAAACTCGTAGGGCTTGCCGTTGAGATCGCTGTACACCACCCCGGTGAAATACAGCGGACTCGCATAGCCAGAGGGATTGAACGAAAGGCTCTGAATCAGCATCGACCCCTGCGGGATGATTGGCACCAGCGTGATGTGATTGCCAGGGACGTACTGATTGCCAATAGACGTTTGTGGATCAACGTTGGGGAACCCGACCTGAATAGTGTCGCCACCGCCTGCCACGGTCACACCGGGCGGACAACCCGACGCCGGCACGCCCAGGATCCAGTCGTGCTCATCGTTCATGATGCGATCGTAGGTATTGTAGCGCGGCACCGTTGAAGGGCTGGCCCAATAGAACCGATCGAACTGATCCTGCACAACAGGCGAATGCATGACCGTGGTGTCAGGATCCAGAAATTCCATCCACTTGGAGTCGTCGGCCGTGATCGCCGTATTATTGGTGACCTTGTTAGGCACGCGATAGACGAATTGCGCTGCACTGTTGCGTAGCTCGCGCAACAATTTGGGTTGCCGCCAGCCGGTAAGAGCACCACTGAACAGATAGCAGTTGAGCGAATAGTCCGCCTGCCCCTCAGGCAGCAGCCGGCTGTCCCACGCCGGCAGCATCCCGCCATACTTGTCCAGCTTCAGCGCGCTCATTTTGGTTTACTCGTTGGATAGACTTCGTTCTGCCCAGGGTTGGCATGGTACACCGTCTCCCCGGCCTTTGCCCGCTCCTCTGCTTCATACTTACGCCGAAGCTCACGGTTGCGTTCATACTCTGCCTCGGCCTTGGCAATCGCCTCACGACCGGCTTTCTGTTCGAGTTCGAACTGTCTCTGCAGATCCGGCGGCCGAGGGGGTGGCGGTATTTCTACAGCTTTCGCCTCATTCTGCTCACGCAACTTGCGGATCCGCTCGACCAACATATCGCGGGTCTCACCAGGCTTGATCAGACCGGCTTGCCGCGTGAGTTCCTGGCTTTCAGCCTCACGCGCTGCCCGCTGCCGTTCGGCTGCAACGGCCTCACGCTTCTCCATTACATCGATTGCCAGCTGCTGATTTTTAGCCGCCTCCTCTTCCATCTTGACGCGGCGATCTTCGTGATGGACTTCCGAATCGGTTTTCCGCTCCACGATCTCCTCCTAGGCCGCAATGACAGTGAACTTGATGGTGTCGTGTTTGATGTTACCAAGACTGTCGGTCATTGTCAGCTTGACGGTCACTCGCTCGCCTAACGTTCCACCCTCGAGTAAAAACACCACATCGGTACCCAGGATCGTGGGAGTGCTGACCATACAGGTGGCCGAGTCCGACACAGCATCAATCTGCTCGATCGTCGCCGTGTTAGCCAGCCAACGATCATACTTGATGGTCCACAGCTTGCTGTCACCTTCGGTGTGTTGTTTGCTGGCTATGATCATGGTTTCCAACACCCTGATTGCCCGCCACTCGGGCGGGACTACGATCGTCCGTTCCTCTGGGGCGATCACCAGAAGTCGAGTCTCTTTTGGCACAATGGCCACGTCGTCGTTCATTATTTGATTCCATAAACCTTGATGACACTGTTGGCACCAAAATTACCGCCACTAGCCCAATACAGTTTTATGCCATTAACAACCGACGCTGTACCCTGACAAAGCACACTCTGTTGCAGATCATATAAATTACCCGCACCCCACGATGTGGTGGCAATTTTAGCCATTGGGAATACACCACTTACATTCTTAAAAAACCTCATCGTACTACGCGCTGGTAAATCTGACCTCAAGTCTTGACCTACATCCAACTGAAAATAGGTTGCAGACCCACCAACACTTGCTGGTGCTGAACTGCCCGAAGCAGAATACGTTCCGGTATAAACGTAAGCCCCCGCTGCATTTATAAAAGTAGCCCCTCCATCAATCGAAAACTGGCAACATAACACACTATTACTTCCAGAATTATTAAACGCGCAGTTGACAATCTCATACGTGTCGTAAGCAGAAGTCAAAATTGATGAGTTAATAACGACAGCATTTGTACCGGCTGGATTGTAAGTAGCCAACAAAACTCTAGAAGAATCTGCTACACCAGAACTGCCAAAGGTCCAGCCATAGCCGTTGTACGTGTAGGTCGGACCACCCGCAGGAGTGAACTGCTGGCCGAGGGTCGGAGAAGCTGGGAAATCAAAGGCCATTTAGCACCTATGACCGTTGAAAACTGTAAAAAATGTACCGTCGATGGTCCAGGTCGAGGCTACACCATTAGCGTAAGTCCACACCTCATAATAATCAGTACCATTTGCAATATCGTCTATACTTATACCACCACCAGAAGAAGCCAACGCACTTGCCGTTATCGATCCGCCTCGCTTTAACTCTGCACCATTCTTGTAAATTGCAACCCAGATATTACTTTGATCGGCTATACCAGAAGCATGACCTACACGTGCATCAAGATGAATCAAGCCTGCGGGGGGCGTCCACTGACTTGTGGCAGGATTATAAAAATTACCTAGATCGTATTCTTCGGTTGGAAATGTCACCTTAGTCCAGGTGATGTTAGCAAGACCGGTTTGATTGACGCCATTCTTGTATGCCCTAAACCCGACCTGAGAACTGGCACTACCTCCACCACCAACAGCGACCCACTGACTCGAATTGACGTCGGTGTAATAAATCCACAAAATGCCAGTGTCGCTCTCCCACCATAGCTGACCATTGGTCGGAGACGCAGGCGGCGTGTCCGAGATGGAAGTTGCGGCCCCACCGCCACCAGCTCCACCGGTCGGCCCGGTCGCTCCAGTCGCTCCTGCTCCACCTGCAGCACCAGTCGGTCCGGTTGCTGCCGCACCGGTGGATCCGGTTGGACCAAGTCCGCCTGCACCGCCAGCTGATCCGGTGTTGCCTGTCGGTCCTGTTGCGCCGACTCCACCCGGAGTGCCGGGTGTGCCAGCCGTACCCTGTAAGCCGGTGTTGCCTGTCGGGCCAGTGGCACCGACTCCACCTGGTGTACCAATCGTACCCTGTGAACCCGTCGGTCCAGTTGCACCTACTCCACCAGGCGTGCCGGGTGTCCCTTGTGTGCCTGTATTCCCTGTTGGACCCGTCGATCCTGCACCACCTGGCGTGCCGGGTGTTCCTTGTGTGCCCGTACTTCCCGTCGGACCTGTCGCTCCCACTCCTCCTGGCGCACCTACCGTTCCCTGCACGCCGGTCGCGCCGGTTGGACCCGTTGCAGCAACCGCACCAGTCGGTCCAGTCGATCCCACACCAGACGTGCCTGGAGAACCTTGCGCGCCAGTTGGACCAAGCAAACCGGTCGGTCCGGTTGCCCCCACAACACCAGCCGTTCCAGCCATCCCCGTGCTGCCAGTGGGACCAGTATCAGCCGTCGGACCCGTCGGTCCCAGCGGACCAGGCGTCCCCGGTAGTCCGCGATCGCCAGTCGGTCCGGTACCGAGTGACCCGGTAGGGCCGGTGGCTCCTGTCCCCGATGCTGTGCCAGGCGGTCCGGTTGGTCCTGTCCCTAACGGCCCGAGGCTACCCGTCGGTCCGGTGCTGCCTTGTCCCGTTGCCCCGGTCGGACCGCTCACTCCGATCGAACCCGTCGGGCCCAAACCGCCGACAGAACCCGTTGGCCCGGTCGCGCCAGCACCGGTCGGGCCGCTGGATCCAGTTGGGCCAATCCCACCCGCGGGGCCGCCTACTCCCACACTTCCGGTCGGCCCAGTATTGCCCTGCGCACCGACCGTCCCGCCCGGACCAACATCACCGGTTGGTCCTGTTGGTCCACCAGGCAAACCAGGCGGCCCAGTTGCTCCAGTGGCACCAGTCGAAGTCGCGCTTCCTTCCGGACCTGTCGGTCCAGTCCCACCGGTGGTGCCGTCGTATCCCGTCGGCCCAGTGACTCCAGTCACGCCGGTATGTCCGGCAACCACGACCGGAAACGCTTCAACCGGAGCTGCAGGAATCACGCTCACCATGTCACAACTCTAGCACCATGAACTGAACATCAGCGACGAATGCACCAAGACTCGACGACCCCGATCCTTGTGGATCTTGGATCGAGAGATCGAGCCAGCAGGACTGACCAGGCGGAAGCGGTGGATAACTGTCTGGATCAAACTGTCCGTTGAATGGCTGCGGGATTGTCCCCATGATCAAAAACGACTTCCTCTCGGTAGGAGACGCTACGATCAGTGTTTGCGGTACTCCCCATATCTTACCCATAAAAGCTGGACGGTCCTCCCACGGACCAGGAGCAGCCATCACCGAAGTTTCATTCCACCTCCCAGTGATGATAATATTTCGATTGGCTGCGAGCGTGTTGCCGCAGGTACCCGACACCATCAACAAAAGCCGACCACTAACTTCCGGCACGAACGTAAACTGGAATCCCATCGATACTTCTGCGCCAACATTATTGACGACCCACGGACCTTGATTGCCGGCATTGGCAGCCCAACTGTGTCCGAACGCCCCTGCCGGACCAGTCGGACCAATCCCACCCATGCTGCCAAACGATCCCGCCGGTCCGGTCGAACCGGTCGGTCCAGTAAACGCACCAGCGCCTTCCGCACCCGTCGGCCCGGTGCCGAAAACGAACGGCCCCGTTGGCCCAACCGATCCAGTTGCCCCGGTAGTTGATACGCTACCCTCTGGTCCAGTTGCACCGGTGGGACCGCCAGACGGACCTGTCGGTCCGGCGAGCACGACAACTGGCCAAGCATCGACCGGTGCGGGAATGTTTGATTGATCGCTCATATCTCCAAGACCACCCATTCGAGATCGTACAGAGTTACAAACGAACTAGCTGGATACACCTGCACAACCAGATCAAGCCACCAATCACGACCAACCAAATCTTCTGGCCCACGACCTGAATTGCCAAAATCATCAGTGTACTCGACGACAAATTCTGTACGCACATTCGCAGGCAGATTACGAAATGACCTGTGTATAGTTTCTGGTCCAGCATAAAACTGAACGCCAAACGGTGGTGGCTCATAACCAACACGCTTAGCGTAGATGTCCATGCCCCCGCCGTTGACATTGTTGGAAAAAGTACCAGTAAAAAAACACTGCAGATAACCGGTCTTTACCGGAGTGACTTTGATCTGCAGGCCTTGGTAGCTAGCATACTGATCCGGACCATGTGGACCCGGCGGACTGCCGGTTGCCCCTGTCCACATCGCATACGTCATGCCGGGGCCTTTCACCCCAGTCGGTCCAGCCATATCATCACGCGCCAAACCGACAACATCTGGTCCAGTCATTCCAACCGATCCAGTTGGACCAAATACCGTAGATCCCGCTGGTCCGGTGTAAACTCGCCCCGTTGATCCGGTTGGACCAGCAGCTCCCGCCAACGACAGCCCATCTGTAGGCCCGGTTGGCCCAAGCGGACCTTCCACGGCACCGGTCAGTCCGAGCACAATGTTCACCGGCCAGGCGGCTATATCTGACGGCGCTTTCATATCTCCAACATGTACCAATACAGATCGAACAAAGTCACCAACGCACCCCCCGTCGCTTGCACCGCAAGATCGTAATAGGTGTCCACCGCCAACAACGTATCCGGATCGTCATCAAGCACAGTGATCGAGAACTCGATCCGTTGATTGGCGGGAATATTGGCAAACACCTTGTCAATCGACACAGCTTTCCCCAACAACCCCTGACCGAATGTCGGTTGTGACGTTGACCGCTGAATATGCAGCCGCACGCCCCCAGCGACACTACAAATGAAAGTGCCAGAAAAATGCACCAACCCACGGCCGCTATAGCCATAATCAAACTGAACGTTCAATCCTTGATGGCGGAAAAACGAATCAAACGGACCTGTTGGCGAAGTCCAAGCTCCATTGCGATTCTGGAACACACCACCCGGTCCATCCGATCCAGTCGGACCAGTTGCTGCCGGCCCGGTATGACCTTCACCTGCAGGGCCAGTCTCACCACGCGATCCAGTTGGTCCGGTGACACCTCCAACTCCAGTCGGCCCAGTCCCCGGAGCACCCGTTGGACCAGTCGCTCCCGTCGCTCCCGTGATTGCAACCGGACCCATTGGTCCAGTCGGTCCAGTCGGACCGCCAGCCGGACCTGTCGGCCCGCCGATCACCACTATCGGAAAGGCTTCAACAGATGCAGGTATGGTCTTCTCGACCGACATCAGCTCCTCATGGGAACGGATGAATGATGAACGCAGCCGACACCACCACTGCCGACTCAACGACGTAAACTCCCAGCAACATAGTCTCGTTAGAAGTGGTCTCGACCAGATACACAGCTGTCGGAGTAGCGATCATGTCAGCCTCACTTTAGGGTCGAGGAAGTACGGCACCGTGGCCCGTCCGATCCGTGGATAGGCGTAGATGTAGCCCTTCTGTTGCGGCTGTGGTGCAGTCAACCCCAACGTCTGCAGGAACCGACAGCCAGCACGCATGGTGGCGCTACCATCGCCCACCACACTGCCATCTATTGCCGTTGCATAACCTTGCGAGAACGGTCCACCCGAAAATCCAGCCGGCACTGGAAAAGCAAACGCTGACTGCCCAAAATTACTTGTAAATTGCAACAGAGTATTGGGGTTGCCACTGCCAGTCAGAGCCGCAAAAGCAAACGCCGCATTGGTCGGAAACAATGACGAAATATCAAATCCACCAACGTTGGTGGTAGGATCGTGAGCAGCATTGCCGTTCCAAGGGCCGTTGTCGAGACGAACATGAAATTTCTTGTTGGGTAGATCAACGGCAATACACCAAGTATCATTCAACGCAATAGCAGCAAGAACACTCAGAGCACGATTACCAGCATACCAAACCGTTCCTTGCTGATCGATCGTTGCTCCATTGGCAGTGTAATTAGAAAATGCTGAGCCACCAGTAATGATCCCACACACACCAACGGGATAACCAAGATATTGTTCTATATGTGTGTTCTTGTGCTCGAAATAAAATTTGCCTGACGTCTGCGCAGCTGTTGATCGAATATAACCTACACCAGTTCCAGTCTGTGTGATGATCAAACCGCTACCACTCAAGCTTACTTGCGCATTCGAATCGACCGTATTCCAAATGGTGAGACCATCCACTGGCTCTCCAGCTCCAGTCGTACCAGCCGCCGTACAAAAAAATACCCGACCAGGATTACTGGCGTGCTTGACCGGATCACCGACAACATAAGCTGTCGACCGTGCCACCGCCGACACCTGGCTGTCCCATGCCGACGTATCGGACGACAATGCTCCCGCAGGAGATAAAACGCTGGCTTTGCTACCACGCCTGTATGAACCCTTCGGTGACGACGCCGACCCCAAATATTCGACCACCATGAACACTTCATCGTTAGTCGGCACGCGCACATCGTTGGCGATGCCATACAGAGTGACAAACCGAGTGGCGTTTACAACATCGTTCCAGATCACAAGCGGCCAGGCATTGAACACAGTGTAAGGATTGACGACGGTAGCGTTTATCGCAAGCTGATGCGAAATCGGCACGTTGCCATCGACCGCACCGCCATTACGTACAATTTTGGTTGAAATTGTCTCTGCTCCTCCCGACGTATGGCGCTCATTGCGGTAGTTAGTGCCATCACTGGCACAACGCACCAGGTCGACCACCAACCCACAAAACATGTTGGTGTCGCCACTGAGAAACACCGACGTCAGATTGACAGGAAGTTTGCAATCCTTGAACAAAATGTAGCCAGAGACATTCCTAGCTACCAAGGCACCGCCCGCAGCAAGAAGGCTTAAATCACTGCCTTCGATCACAGCATTCGATACCCAATTTGCACCTGTAAATAATGCTTGGTTCGCACCAGCGAGCACACCTGTAAATGCACAGTTCTCCATCCTGATGTTTGCTATACCAAGACGAATCATTTGCCCGCTAGCTGACAGATTGAACGTACAATCCTTGAACTCGAATTGCGTCCCATTGACTGAGCTGACGTTGCTGATCCTGATTTGCAAACCGGTGTTGGTGTTGGTGATCGAGAACACACAGGTGTCAAAACGAACCTGATTGAGTGTGCCACTACCAATATCGAACGAACCAGTCCCAGCATTGACGAACTGCAATCCATAGACATAAACAGGAGATTGCCCGGTAAAAAGTATGATCGTTGCTGAACCGGTCGCTGTAAACGTTGCCGTCGTACGCAAATCAGCCGGACCAAGTGGAAATGCTGCAGTGTGATCAACACAGAGCACCGAACCCATACCAAGACCAGAACCCTGCTGAATAATATTTATTGAACCAGTCGCCTGCGTCTCAGCATGATCATCCCCCACAAACGTGATCATATTAGCGTTGGCAACCCAGCTACCACTGTTGTTGAAAACAATCCCCAACCGTGGCACTGGAGCCGCCCAACGACTTGTAAAATTACCAACCGGACCGAGACAAGTCCAAGTGATGGAGCTTTCGACAGTCGTGCCACCCGGTGTCGTGTTCCAAGTAGGCTCTGCCGTAACAGAAAACTGTGAACCGGCAACCGAGCAGATAAAATAATGCGTCTTCGCAACGTTGGTGATGATCACACCAAGAAAGACGTTGACTGTTTGAGCGATCCACGTACCTACATTGGCGAGATCACCATTGACTGACGGCTGCGCCGTGCATTCCTGCCACTTCGGACCAGCTGCCTCCGTGATAATCACACCCTTGGCAGGCGTAGCGCCCCACGTTGGCTCCGTTGCCAACGACGTCCCAGCTAAAATACAAACAAAACATCGCTCACTGTTGATGCTTGGTGCGGTACGCTGACGTACAATCTGTCCGACCGTATAAGCCGTGCTCGCCGTCCACATCGCAACGGCGCTATAAGCCACCGAGTCAACGTAAATGACTTTCTCGGTGTAAGCCATTACTGCAGCGCCTTCACGCTGTAAGACCAGACACCGTTCACACCCCACATCATCAATGAGAACGCATGTCCGTTGATGATATCGAACGCATCACCAACATTGGTCCCTACCGTCCAATTGGCGAACGCCGGCACGCCAGCTCCGGCCTGATTGAAGATCGTCAGAATGCAGCTGCCACTGCCCACAGAGGGTGCGATAATAGTAAAATTACCAACGTTGTTTACAAACTGAATTGGTCCAAGACCAAAATCGATCTGGATATTGCCGTTGGGATACTGGTACGGCACCGCCACCACACCGCCGCTGAAGGCCTGTCCGGTAACACCTAGATGCATGACAGCACCAGCCACCGACGGACCAGTCGGTCCCTGCGGACCCGTCACCCCTACGATCTGCACCGCCTCGATCGAGAAGCTCGAATCCACCGCCACGATGGTGACGTTGGTGCCGCTACCGATAAGAACAAAAACTTCAAAATAATCGCCTGGCACCACCGGGATTGCCGGCGACGACACCGACGTCCAGATCTCGGAAAAATTGCCACCGCTGAACGCCTGCGCACTGCGGCCTGGCCAATTGAGCTGCGAACCGTTTTTGTAGAACGCAACGTAATAGGAAGCATTGGTCGGCGTGTTGGTCATGCGCAGGCAGCAATTGAGCCGCACGTAACTCACGCCTGACGGCACCGTCATCCGAGTATTGTTGCTGGCGGAATTGTGCCAATTACCGAGATCGTAAGCGTCAGCCCCATCCCAACCGATCGCGGTCGTCGAACTCAAATTGAGGCTGACAGCATCGGCCGCCTTCTTCGCCATGCAGCCAGAAAACGTCGGTACGTTGCCAGCTGGCCCGGTTGGACCTGGCGGTCCGCCGTAATCGCCAGTCGGCCCAGTCGCGCCGGTATTGGTCGCAAATCCAGCTGTCCCGGTCGGTCCGGTGACACCGGGAGTGCCGGTCGGACCACCCGGAGGACCAGGAAGCCCAACAGGCCCCTCCATCCCAGTCGGACCAATAATTGACTCACCCTGCGGCCCGGTAACTCCGATCGAGCCAGTCGGCCCAGTGACAATGCTGCCGGGTCCAGTCGGTCCGGTAGCACGCGCCCCAGTCGGCCCAGTGAAAGAAACCCCTGACGATCCTGTTGACCCGGTCGCGCCGGTCAGTCCGCTCGATGGCCCAGTCGGACCGGTAGCACCAAAAATTGGGACGACCGGCCATGCTGCAACTGGGGCGTCATCACTGTTGCTTCTCACGGCGGATACGTCACCCCCTGATGATTATGAAGCCTTGATCTCAAATTTATAGCCTTGCCACGAACCGCTTACCGGCACGATCGCAGTCATCGGACTGCTCACGCCGATAGTTGGAACGATCTCGTAACAAAGACGCATGCTGCCACCAACATTGTTCACCGACCAGACATCGGTGTAGAGATTTGGCAACGGAATGCCATTTGCTTCCGCTGTAGCAAAAATACCAAAAACCATGGATTGATCGCTGGTCGTTGGAATTTGAGGTACAGAGAGACCGGTGCCAACCCCAATATTGAAGGTGTTCGCTCCAATGGGTGTCACTGCAGATGCATTACGAACGACCCACGTTTGAATATTCCAATTGGCTACGTCTTGCCACACCCACGTTATATTATCGTTGCCAGTAGCAATTTTCCACGCCCAAGCCGAATTCGATTGTCCAGAACCTGATGACCGCTGTTCACCGATCGTCCAAACGTTAGTGCACGTAAAATTCTGAGCCGGAATGCCACCGACAACTTCCACAACTGATAACAACAAATCACCGACTTGAATTCCGGACGGCAAAGGGCACTGACCAAGATTATCAGGTGTACCGGTGTTGCCCGGTCCAACACCAAAAATCACAGGTGCAGCAACCAGTGGCGGTAATCCAGCGGGATAAGTAACACCCTGCTTCACCTCGAGCACGCCATGCAGCAATGGCACGCGCATCGCAGGATTGGATCCATCGACCATCACCATGTCGTAAACGTAAGTGCCGGGTTTCAGGTTGGCCTGAATATCATCCGGCGCGACATTGAAATGAATCACCCGCTGGTAAACATCATCGATGACGATCCGACCATTGGCAGTCGACATCTGCAGCAACGGCACCAAGTCGTACCGATTGAGCTGCACGTCCATCTCGAATGTCTGACCTTCGAAATTCCACTCATAACCAGCTGGCGCGCCAAACCGAACAGCATCCATCCAGGTGCCGTTATTGGCAAACTTCCAATCGAGATGCGCCGAAGTCGACGAAGAATAATCGGGACAATCGCAGCGTGACATAGCTCACCTCGGCGTCGGATGAACATTGAACGTGCTCACGCCGCCTCTTTGACTAGAAACTCGAAACGATCGTGGAAACGCCCAGGACGAAGACCCGACAGCATTGGCCCGGATCATCGCCGTGCGTGCATGAGCGATACCGTCACGGAATTTCTGCGTGTGATAATTAGCGAGCTGCGGGTTGCTGTAGCTCGAACCCGGCTGCAACATCATGCCGCCAAGCAGCCCGCTCAGAAGCGTGAGGTAATGCGTCGGCAGCAGCCATTCAGGAACGCCTGGCGGGAAACACGACAGCGGATCGGTGACGGTCTTGATGACCACCGCGGCCATATCCTGCACGTCGGTGTACGGATACATGAACTGCAGCGTACCGATCTCCGGCATGATCACTGATTGTGGGGTCGCGAACTGGTCAACCACTCCCAGCAACCGCAAAATGCGACCGCCCTTTACCGGAACGATTGGATAATCCAGCGTCTCAGGAATGACGGTGAACCTGATCCACTCCTGCCAGCAGTTCGACTCGTCGAAAAATCGTTGCAACGTATCGAACAGCTGAACTTTCATCCCGATGTCGGACGCACCAGACAACGACACATTGGCCTGGCCCATCAATTGCGCCCAGTAAGCATCACACGGATCGTTTGTTTGCTCGCTCATGCGCCCTTCCCACTGCGCTTGCCGGTTGGCGGTGAACCACCAGTGACAGGGCCAATACCGTGGCCAACTAGACCTTGAGTGAACATCCCCAGAAACGCCGTTGATCTCTGGTCCTCATAATCCTCCTGATCGCGCTCGAGTGCGTGGCCAACAATTCCGTGCAAGATGGCGAGCCGAAACGGCGTCTCCATCTTCACTTTGGTCTCATCAACCACCGTGAATGCTTGGACCTGGCCTTTGAACGCCAGATTGAACACGAACAGATCGGACCGGAGCCGCTTGGCCTCCAGCAGGGTCAGATTGAGCGCCCGCAACAACGATGGATCGTCGTAGCGATAGCCCACAATTATGTCCTGCAGCAGGGTACGTGCTTCTTCGACGTAATCAGCGACCGTATTCAGCGTCGGCTGATCGTCGTCGCTGAAATCACCGTACCAGCTGGGAGATGTTGCCATCCTAGGCTCCTCTGCGAGGAGCCTAGGACGCAATCCTTAAGGAATGGTTAAGGCACCTCGATAGCCACAGAGAATTCACGTTCCGCCTCCTGTGGCACAGGAGACAAGCGCGTACCGGAGCGAAGTTTGAACCAAGCAACTCCTCGCAGAGTCTCAGGATTAATAAGAAGACCAACACCAGGTATTACATTTGGAAAACTAATCTCATGAGGTATGAAAGAAAAAACATTATTTTGCATACCTAAAAGATCATTGTAACCTGCACCATCCGACGAAATTTGAAATGTCAACGGTGCCCGCGTCCAACCCGCCGGCATTGTGAACCGCACAATTTTGCCAGCTGAACAATCGACTCCGTTCGATAGCCACTCGCCGGCAGGGATTTTAATGTCTGTCAAGACTTGTAGGGGCATCAACTCCTCCCAAAAACTGGGGGGCCGAAGCCCCCCAACTCCCTTACGTCAGAGCTTACGTCAGAGTGATCTGGGCCTGTGCCAGAGCATTGCCATCTACGACCTGGTAACCGTAGACCTGCAGTCCTCGCAAGATCTGCCCGAACGTCAGTTCAGATCGCAGCGTCTCCACTTTAGAGATCTGCGAAGCGAACGTGAGCCCGTGAGAATGTCCTGCAAAGATAATCTGCTCACCAACCGCGAAGTTGGCATCATTTGCTCCACCCAACCCATCGTGTACCGGCAGCAGGTTGGAAATGTAGATCGTGAACCGATCCACCTGACCAAGGCGACCGTTGCGCAGCATCGAGGTCGGATCACCGGAGAGGTAAGCCTGCCTCAATTCGGACTGCTTGATGTAGCGACCAGCAGCTGCTGACATCACCACCCAACGACCCTGCTCCGGAATGTTCTGCTCATCCAACGCCTGACCGAGACGCAACAGCACATCGAGAATGCTGGTGTCAGTACCCGCAACGGGATACAGCTTCACCGCCAACGGCGTGCCCTTGATGCCAAGGTTCAAGTTGCCGGAGATCGCTCCAGCTGCCGCCCCTTTGTTTTTGGCAACAGCGCCGCCAACAATGCCGCTGAGCACATCACGATCGACCGTGATCTTCAGCTGCTGGGCCGCATCATCCGACCACATGCTGAGGATATTGAGGTCGGACTGCACTTCCATGACGTCATCGAGGATCAGCGAGAAGTATTTGCCGATCCCGATATACAGCTCGATGCTGCCACCGGACGGACGATCGAGACCGAGCAAGCCGTCAGCCTGATAGTCCTTGATCGTGATGGTGGGCTTGGTTCGGATTTTCACCCGATCGCCCATGTTCTGGATTTCGCCCTCGTAATCGGTGTTTGAGATCGCCGCGAGGACAGTAGATGCGTAGAACTTCTCGACCAGCTTCGCCGACCAAATTTCCGGAATAAATCCGGTCGTCACGAGGGTATTAGCGGTCGAGCCGACGGGAGTAAGTGGAGTCGGGGGGACAGCGGGAGGTGCTATACCCGCAACGGGGTAACTAGTTTGGGGGATAGGCATCGAGGTAGCCCCTGTGCTTGGGAGCTACCCCACATCTCAATATCTGGACGGCGCAGCCCCCGGTTATGACCGGTAGCGCCCCTCTCTCTGAGCTGTGAAGAAATCAGCCTCTAATCGTGCCCACTCAGCCTCACGACCGACATAGGCACCCTTGCGATGCTGCTCATACAGCTGTTTGACTTGGGCGCGTGTGTAGGTGGGCTTGTCGGCTGGCAACGAGGCATCGCCTCCAGTCGCCGGTCGAGCACGTCCAGGAGCCGCCAGGCTGGTCAGGGATATCGCCGGTTCTCTAGGGGCAGGTGCCGGCTGAGAACTAGGCGCTGACGCAACGTGTCCTGTGGCTACTTCCTCCGAAAGGAAGCTTTTGAAGAACCAGACGACTCTAGGGGCAGCGCCAACTGAAATCGCCTCGTTCAACAGAGTCTGTCTAACACGACCGGATAAAACGTCAATACCTAGCAGCCAGCGATGCCAGCGCGGATTGCGATCGATCTCACGATAATCCGGCACTGCGATCTCGACTGCATTGTCAAGTTGCCGCCGTTGTTCCTTCGCCAGTTGCCGTCGCAATTCCTCATTCTTCTGCTCGAGCGTTTGCAAATGCGGTACGACCGTCTCCATCGCCGCCCGCTTGGCGACATTGAGCAAATCCCGGCCGTAATTCTGCTCATCTTCCGGGGTTAAAAATTGCGGAGCAGGGGTTTTAGGGGAAGCTCGACGTTGTGGCTGCTGACTCTTCAATACCTCGTTGTAGTACTTCTCTTGCAGCTCGCCGAGATCCCTGTGTGCCTGTTCAAGCTCTGCGCGTTCCCGTCCTTCTTTTGACAGCGCGCGGCTTTTCCAAGTGTTTGAGTTCGGATCGGGATCGTCGGGGGACGGAGGAGCAACGGCAGGTGCCGACGGGGCGGGGGTCGGGGGGGCCTCTACCTGCGAAGCCGGCACCTGCACAGTCGAAGGTTCCGCGGGGATAGATTGCGGTGGCTCCGACACTCCAGACGGCTGAGTCCCGTCTGAACCTCTATAGAGTGCCTCGACTGCTGCCACACGATCTCGAACTGCCTTTGGAATATCGTTCGGATCATACGGCAATTTTTCCATCGGGGTCTGATCAACGACGACATCAACCATTCTTAGCCCTCTCTAATGCGTCCAGAATCTTCTGACATTGCTGCGCATGACCCTGCGCCAATGGGAGATTCTCGGTAGCTTTGACCAACTGTTCGTATTGCCGATCGGTGTAATCGACGAACGCTGCGTAAAAACCCTGAAATGCCGACGGCGATGCGTTCCGAATGAAACGCGCCTGCTTCGTCAGCTCGTCCGTCGTGCTCACGCAGCCTCATCATCGTCACCACCAGAAGGTGGCATCATCGCCGTTGGTGCCCGCGACGGTGCCTGACCCATCGGTACAGGAGGCTCTTCCGGCTCCGGCGGTGCCTCAGGCTCTGGCGACGACTTGGGGTACTGATTAGCCATCCCCTGCATGGGATCGCCACCAGTGAGCGTCTCAATGCCACCAGGGCCCCGCCGCTGCTCACTGGCACCCTTGCCGACGTGAGTCTTGATCGACCCACCCTTGGTCAGCGCCGTGAGGTCTTTTTTGAAGGGTCTACGTACCATAGGGGTTGTACCCTCCCGGTCCCATCGGCCCGACAATGCCGGCACCGCGGATGCCCATGTCCGGCCCCGCGCTATAGGGCGTGCCGCCCTTGCCGTACTCGCGAGTGCTGATGGGCTTGATCCGTGGCGGACCAACTACAGCCTTCGCCGGATCCATGATTTTTGGTCGCCCCAACGGCCTGGGCGACCGCGGTATTGCCATCCGGGGCGGCATCAGCGTGCGCTCGTGCGACCCGCCTGCTGCGGAATCGCTGGGCTGAAACCAAACATCTTGGTCGACCCGCCGGCGGCGTATTTCGGCCCCGGAGCTGCCGCCTGGTCCTTGCCGGTATTGCCAGGCTTGTCCGGGCCAGCCGCCTGCTTGCTGAACATGGGCGTATCGCCACCCTCAGCAAATTCGACGTCGTGCTGCGCCTCCTTCTTGGTGGCGTTCACGGAGAGCTTGTTGGCGCGCATAAAAAACCTCCACGGATTGGGGTCCGTGGACGAAGTTAGGCGTTAATTCTTAAGAAATGGTTAAGACGGTGGGGCCGTGCCTACCGCGCGAACAACGGTCATCGGCCGTGCCCCTTGCTTTCCCTGGTCGCTCCCAGTCCGCCGTAGCGGGTGGGCAGGTTCCGCAACTCATCCTCTATGAATAGCTGGACCAAAAACCTGCCAGCCGAGGATAGCGAACAACACGAACAGCAGAACGGAGCTGACGGTTGCCCCCCACGCTCCAGCGGTGACTATACCAGCGTGCAAAACCAGCCCGAACACGAACCACACGATCATGATGACCCAGAACGCGATCCCTAACGGCATGTCAGCCTCCTACGGTTGACGCTGAAACTGATCCCGCACCAGCCTCCAATACCAGCGCGGCCTGCGGGCAAAACTCGCAGGGCGGAACTGATAATTTTTTCTGCGCTCACTCTCCCCAGGAAATGCGATCGATGGTGGTTGACCCTTTGTACCCCCGCTCCCAGACGAACCAGGCAAACGGCATGGCACTGGAGGCTTTCGGTCCATCCCAACCTCTCCTATGCATCATCGGTAGACGATTGCGGAACACATGGATGCGCGCCAGGCCTGACTTCTCCAGGATGTCGGTGCGCCGCACGCTCTCGAAAAACGCCAGCCGCAGCAGCATGATCACCAACGGACTAAAATTCAGCGCCTGCCGAACAAATTTTTCCGCCAACTGGTACGGCGGATTGGTCACAATGGCTTCCATACCGACGTCGCCCAATGGAATTTTAAGAAAATCTAAACGAATTTGGCTCTCACAACCGTAATCTACGATATCCGATGCAGTGACCGAGTGGCCCCGCGCACGGAGAACCCTGACGATCGAGCCTGGCCCGCACGCCGGTTCCCACACAAGACGAGGGATACCCTCGACGCGCAGGAGCGCCTCAACAGCACAAGCCGGAGTCTCGTAGCAGTCATCGCCACGCTCTTTGTAAGTGTGCTGCCCAGCCTGGGCAGATTTATCCAGCATCCTTGCCGCCTTTCACCAAACGCAATTTTGGCTCCATGTTTTCCATCATGTAACGGGGAATTGGTCGGGTACGAAATTCACACTGCACCACCCCATCAGGAATTGCACGCGATAATGGCACGTAAAACGAGAAACCAATCGTCTCGTCAATGTCACGCTCCAACATCCCACGCTCGATCTCATAGCGCAGCTCGTACAGCAGCTTCTCAATCCGCTCTATTCTAAAATTCGTTGAATCAACCATCACTGTTTTTCCTGATGCTGTTGTATCGGCCAAGGTTCGATTGACGGTAACCACGGCGGCATGTCGCCAGTCCTGTTTGGCACAATACAGCGCGCGAGAATTTGTTGCACTTCTTTCTGCGAAGAGAAAATCAAATCGAACTCAGTCTTGCGCGCCTCCTGCGCAAATCGCAACACGAACCACAGCATCGCGACCATCGCGAGGTTCATGACCACGAGACCGAGCATGACCGGATTCGACGACATCGCGGTCATGAACCCACTGGCAACTTTTGCAGCTTCTTCTGCTGGTCCGGCCATTATTTTTACTCCACCTCCCAACGCCCCGTCACATAGCCAAAAGCTGCCAGCAAAAGGAGCAGTACAATGACGATCGCCACCGTGAGCATGACGCGATGACCAAGGCTCATGTCCCGAAGATTGCGCATCACGCTACATCCGGTTCACTCTGATCCATGTAATCCTGCACCTCCTGAAGCATCACGTCTGCGTCTTTCTTCAATTCGCTCTCGTGTCTGATTATAGGTCCGTAGTGATTGCACAAATTTCGCAGCGTAAGCCCGCAACTTTCGGCAGAGAACGCAGGCTGGTTCTTGCACAGATCCTGGAACTCTCTTCCTCTCCCGGATCCATAGCTCGCCCAATCCGACGATGAACATGACACTCCCTCATCAAATGCATCCAGATAACCCTGCGCCATCCCTGCCAGATATTCATCCATCAGATCGTCGAATTCAGGTTTGTTGGACCCGGCCGCATTGTAGCTGGTCTGGAAGGCTCCCGCCTCACAAGTGTTGGAATCAGTATTGGAAGCGGACTGATCCCTACCACAGCAATGCTTGCCCGAACTCTCCCGCATGCCATGGCCCAGCATCAGCGCATAGAGATGCCGCAACACGTCGGGGCCAGCAGACCCATTTGTCATCCCCATCTGCTCGAAATCCTTGCGATAGAGATACAGCGCATCCTTGTCGCTGTTGGTCTGCGCCCTCGACATCTTGACCATGGCGGGATGATCGGCGTTCAGCTTCCGATAAGACTGCGCGAATGCCAGCGCCATGCCCTGCATCCAGCCGGTCGGCGCTTTGCCGCGGTCTTTCCAAGAATAGGATGCAATCTTTGAATTTTTGGCGATCTCCCTGATGTCGGCCTGCTCGTCCGCCGTCAATGCGCCGGGAGGCGGTGGTAGCGCCGGCGTCTCGTTATCGAGCGCGTTCCAGGTGTCCTGACCGACGATGCCATCGACCATGAGCCCGCGCGAACGCTGATAGTCCCGCACTGCACCATCGGTGCCAGAACCGAAATCTCCGTCCTCCACCAACTCACAACCATCCAACTGATTGTTGAGATCGGTCTGTAGCTCTTGCACATAAGGCCCCTCATCGCCCTTGCGCAGCATCGGCTTGGTCTCGGGTGGGAACGGCTCCGGCTCTGGCTCAGGTCCAGGCGGCAACGGCGTGATCGCCTGCCCCGACACCGATTCCGCAATTGCCTGGCAGATTACATCAAACTTGCTCTCATAAATATCAGCATCCGCTTGGCTGTCGACAAAACAGACCTCAATCAAGATCGACGGCTTGGTCGTGTTGTTGAGAAAATACAGATCAGTACGCTTTTTCGGACCGCGGTCGATCAGACCAGACACCCCACTGATAGCCTCAGCCACTGCATCTGCCAGCTTGCTCTGCGTGACGTACAAACATTCAGTCCCCATCGGCTTCGATGTGGTCTGGTAAGCATTGAAATGCACGGAGACGTCGAGATCGCGCTGCTGCGAATTGTGGTATTTTACAATCGTATTGAGGTTCGTACTCTGATCACGACTCGTATCGTCGTGAAACGTCTTGACGCCAACACCGGCAGCTTTCAACAAATCAGCAACCGCATTCACCACCAAGCGGGCCTCATCGACCTCGTCGAGATAGCCGCTGGCACCGCGGATGTACTTCCCGTGACCGCTAGAGATGACGATGTTCATTTTTGCTTCCTCACCTTGGCCTGACCGCGACGGTCTTCCGCCTTGTCCTGCGCCGTACGTTCATATTGCTTGAGTGACATGCCAAGACGTTTGGCACCCCGCTTATCCTCAGCAATATCCCGCTTCGACCCCTCGTACTTCCGCCGTTTGGAGGCCATCGGCCTTCTCCGTCGCTCGATAGTTGGTAAAAAGCGTGGAATCATGATCAGCACGATACCACCAAACCGGAAAATCAGGATCTATCTGCTCCAGGCGTGCAAGCGTGTTCACTTCCCACGAAACATTCTTGGTCTTGCCCAGCCAGCGCACGTACTCGCTTTTCATCGCATCATTGAACGGTTCGATGAACCTGCGCGGCACCACCATCACCCCGCCGCAGAACCGCCAACACGGGTGGTTGTCGTCATATTTGAATTCGTCTTTTCCCCAACATCCAGGGATCGCGATCGCCTGCTCGCTGTCAGCACGCTTCAAAAAGGCATCAATGATCGCGCCGGTCACGCCAGGAACGTGAAAAATTCCGTAGTCGATCCAAACGAACACATCCGAGAATGGATCCATATTCGAAGCAATCTCCAACCACTCGGTTTTTTGCGCCTGGATGATGTGATAAGCGAGCGAATTTTTCTGCGGATTATCCGAAACCGACCAAGAAAAATCCGATGGATCGAAATGCTCACTCAAATACCGGGACAACCAACAATGCTCCAAATCGCCTTTGGCAAACATCACTCGACCATCAATATGATGAAGCAGTGGCTCTCCCAACCGATCGTATTCCTGCTCCGAGCGCGGATGACCCGGTATTGGCACAAAAGCACTGACCACCGTGATCATAACGCGTCCTCGTAAATGAACGAGAGCACCTCATCGAGCCGCATGGTCGCAAGCCATGCCTCACAATCCCTAACTCCGTAAGAAATCATGATTTCATCATCTTCGATAAAATACGCCATCCCTGCAGCAAACTCGATCTGCCGATCATGAAAAAAGAACGGTAACGAAATGCGATCTACCCGTCCATCAGCATGAAAAATTACAAACCGATGCTGATAATAACGATTTGGCCGGCCGGGAATCGTACCGGCCTCATGCACCAATGCCAGCCAGCAGTCCGTTCGGTCATCTACTTTTACAACCTGTGACCCACCACTAATATGGCTGACATCAAAACCAGGATCAGACTGAAAAATCACATCACCCTTGGAGTTGACCAATGTCCCCAACCGATAAACGAACCGCAACTCGTCGCCGTTCACCCAAGGCATCCAGTTCTTCTCATGAACTCGATGCGGTGGTAAGATTTGTTGCCAATTGTCTCCGTAATGCAGATGTTGTTGCCCAAGAGACAGTGGTGCGAGAACTTGTTCGCACCATCCTTCATGGGTCAGTTCTCGAACGGTCGAGAGTGTCCAGAATTCTTTACCACGTCGAAAAAGCCTTGAATCCTCGAATCCCCGCACCAGCTGAAACTTCGGCTCCGGAAAATTCTCCGGAAGATTTATCTCTCGCCAATCGCTAATTCCAGAACCAAGAAAATTACGAGTACGAATAGGATGATCACCAACACTTGCGCCATCGCTGGCCAAAATCCGATACTGCCCCTCTGGCGTAATCGTGTAATTAACCGTTCGAACCAAGATGAGCGGCTGTCCGCCATGACTGGTCACCGATGGATTGCAAGCGACATAACCGTCAGGTGGAATAAACTTGACTCGCTCTGACTTGAATGACGGCACTCCCTCAGCCAGCGGCTCGAGGTACCAAAATTGATTGGACCGCGCCTGCGCATTGCCGGCGAGCGCCAGCTTGTCGCATTCCTTGGCTCCGCGAGAACGTTTGCGCGCGTCATAATAGGCGCAGATCGCGAACTCTTCCTTCAATCCTTGTGCTGCCTGCTTGTTGACGAACAACGAGTCATTGGGCTGCGACAGATGCAACCCCGCTTCCGAAAACAGTAGACTGGTATGGTTCGCTCCACGCTCGCGAAATAGCCGACTAAGATCATGGAGCGTTTCGAGTCGCTGGGGTCGCATGTGATAGGCTTGCAACAGCGCCCACACAGCATTGGGAATGTCACCCAAAGCAGAACAGCAATTGGCGTATCGAAGCTGTGCATACCAACGCTCCTCATCGAACCCGCCAAGCCCTACGCGAATTTTGTAGTGTTCAGCTGCCTTCGACCACTCACCAGTATCGAAATACGACTGCGCCAGGTAAAAATGATAGCGTTCGATCAATCCCGGACGCACTTCATTAGCGATCGCCTGCTCCAGCATCGCAATATCACGAGAACACTTGTCAGGCCGATTAGCGCCGTCAGCGTGATCCACAAAATCAGCACCAGTGATAGCACCGGATGTTGGGACATCCAGATACTCATGCGTCACTCCCATGTAATTGCCGGTGGCCTTGCGATTGAGTAGACGTCGGTTCCAGTAGTTCAGATTGCCGCCGACCTGCAGCATGTCGTACGACAGACCACCATTCAATTTACTGGTCCAGAGCGGATTCTCAACCCGCAACTCCATGTCGGCATCGGCCAGCAACAGATAATCCCAATCGAGTTTGCTTTCACGCGCACGCTGCAGAGCAACATTGCGCGCTTGGGAAAAGTTCTCAAACGAAGCGTAGTGCAGCTCGAACGGTTTACGCGCCTGTGCGAACAACCGTGATATCTTCTCTGGAGTGCGATCCTCCGACCCGGTGTCAACCACCACCGCATAGTCGATGTGAGGTAACAGACTTTTTACGCAGCGTTCAATCCGTGCCTCTTCATTTTTGACGATCGCATTCCAGGCGAGTTTCATGCTGGACCAGTCGGACCTGTAGACGAAACATCCATGCTGAAACCCGTCATGCCTGATGGAGCCGTCGGACCTGTCGTTCCTGTGGTAGCCAAAACAGTCGAAGCATCCAGCACGTCGTACTCTGTCCCTGGAGCAGCTGATTGCGCGAGAATCGCAATCGCTGCTTCGCGGGTATTGGCTTGAACCGTTATGATCCCGATCGGACCTTTCAGTCGCTGCTTGATGTAAAACGTCGTCATGGCCGTCCTCCTTTATAAAGTTCCTGTTATGAAGTTCCTGTAGGTCCAGACGCACCGGTGGTGCCGGTGGTGCCGGTGGTGCCGGTGGTGCCGGTGGTGCCAACACCCGCCTCCTGAATGGTGAAGACCTCGACCTTGTCACCCGGAGCTGCCGCGTTCACGATCTGGATAATGGCTTCTTCACGGGTTGGCGCAGTGACGATCTCGATCACATCCGGCAGGGTTCTGCGAACTCTGAGATGATATTCAGGCATGGTCGTTCACTCCCTTTTGGTTGAGCCTCACCCCGGCCCGCCACCGATCGGCGGCGGTCGCATGCCAGGCTGCATCGGTCGCCGCTGCATCCCAACCACGTTTCCCGGCAAAGCGGGCGCATTCGACATCGGCGTGGGCTGATTGCCACGCGCCTGGTTCGCCGCCTCGCCCATATCGGCCGGCCGTGGTGGGCCACCGATCCCAGGCGGGCCGGGTGGGGCACCAGGTGGACCCGCTCCTGGTCCGCTAGGAGGAGCACCCATCCCTGGCGAGCCACCCGGCGCTTCCTCGCCTGGCATTGCGGCGTGCGAGGCTAGGAACCCGGCGGTGAGTTCCGAAGCGATCTTCTGAACGCCCTGCTCGACACCGGCCTGAATGCCCTTGTCGACCTGCTCGTTGATCGCCTGGACCTGCTTGTTCTTCTCCTGCTTTTCCTGTTTCTTGGCGAGTTCTTCATCCGACGGCACCACCTCCTCACCGTCGAGCCCGATGGTCTGCGATACACTGCGCAGCACCGTCCCGCGGCCCTTCATCCCCATGATCTCGAGGTCGACCGGATTGTTGGTGTGCTGCAGGAATTCAAGTTGCCGCTGGCGCTGGGTCTCACGCTGGACCGCCACGTTCACGCCCTGGACGTAAATATCCTCTTCCCCAGTCAGTGCGCCGGTCGTATCCGTCAGCAATACCAGATCCGATAATTGCTGCAGCGCCACCTCGAAAATATCGCGGTCGATATTGGCAGCGACTGTTTGCAAGATTTTGCTGGCATTGCCCATCAGCATGGCGAGGCCTGACGCCGTGCGCCCCGCCCCACCGGAAGCCTGCCCGCCGATATATTTCGGGATCGCACTGACGTCGTCGCTCAGGTCGACAAATGCTTTGAACACCGTGAGCAGCTCCTGAGCATTGCTCTGCGGCTGAAAAAACTCGATCGGTGGCTTGGCATTGTTGCCGACGGGATCGCTGACCACATGCCAGCGTTTCCACGGATATATCTCGTCGACATTATCTTCCGGCCGGCAACGCTCAACGTTGACCACCACCTGCGGCCCGGAAGCGATGCTCATATTGTTGACCAACGCCCGCAAAGTGGCGTTGGCGACGTCTTGAATGTCGGAAATCAGGTCAGTGAGCGAATTGCCGATCGGCGTTCCCGGCACTTTCTCGAACGAGGTGACAAAATAATTATGCCGCGCCCGCGGCGAAGGCGACAGATTTGCTTTGATGATGTGGCTGCCGATACAATAGGCGTCGACATGGTAGTCCCGGATCGGATCGGAAATTCCCGGCATGCCGTAGTCTTGCAACACCTCGCCCCAGACGTTGCCGTGAAACTCCATCTGGGTGATCAAGCCGCTGCGGTTCCAGGCCGGATTCTCCCGGCTCTCGAGCACGGCTCTCTCTGCATCCGTGGTATCCCAATTATCGTACAGCCCGCCGCGGCCGAACTCGGTCAGCACAGCGCGGACCTCATCCTGGTTGAAACCCGGCAGGTCGAGCATGTCGTTGAGTTCAGCCCGCGTCAGGCCGGATTTCTCGATCACGTCGGCGTTGGCGATATCGGAGACGCCAGGTGTCCACCAGATGTCGAACGGCGACACCCGGTCCCACATCATGGTCGGGATCTGCTTGACCAGCGGTTTGCCGTCCTGCCACTGGATCTCAGGCACGATCTTGACGGTCGGGCCCTTGAGGCAGGCGAACGGAAAAATCGGTAGATCCACAAGAAATTCAGCCAAAGCGTGATAGAAAAACCCGTTCCTCAGAAACTCCTCGATCTTGTCCTCGGACGTCTTGGCCTGCTTCTGCGCCAGCTTGCGCGCCGCCTCTTCCGCCGACTCCATCAGCGCCATGCGGCGGGTACGGGCGGCATCCTCCGGCGGCGGCTGCCCGGTGGCCTGCTGCACCATCTGCTGCTCGTGTTGCATCAGCGCGTCGATCTTCTGGATAATCTCAGGCGGAACGTCGGGATCCGCCGGCGCGCGCACCGCCCACGGCCGGTCGCTGCCAAGGTAGACATCCCGCAGCAAAGAGCTGGCGGCACGGCACTTTTGGGCGGTCAAGCGGGCGTAAATCTCCGACCCGCCGAACTTTTTCACGTCCTGCAGCTTGGTCGGATTGTACTGGCCGTTGAACGCCCGCATGGCCTCGAGCAGCCGGTTCGACCAGCCCGATGCGGTATTGCGGTGATTGCGGAAGATCTCGAACTGGCCCCGGATGTAGCCCACGAGCTGGGGTGGAGCGGGCTGAGCGGGCGTGTTGGCCGCCGCCCGATCCTGCTGCTGCTTCAACAGCTGCGCCTCCAGCATCGCCGGCGGCACCACCTGCAAGACGTTCACAGCACCCAAGGGATTATCAGCCATGCCCACAGGGTTAACAGGCGTTTCTTAAGAAATTCTTAAGACTTGGCCGCTACATCTCGGTCATGGCAGATCTCAACGAGTCCCAGATGGCCGCGCTCGCGCGCGAGCTGGTCATGAACATCCGCAACTACAAAGAGACGTTCAAGCTCTTTGAGATCGACGAGAACGACTACCAACGGATTGAAAAGAACGAATTTTTTCGCAAAGTGAAGGAGCATTTCACGCTCGAGTGGAATTCGACCCTCTCCACCGAAGAGCGTATCCGCTTTCAGAACCTGGCCTATTACGAGCAGCTCTCGCCGGTGCTGACCCGGCGCGCGATGGCACCGGATGCCAACCTGTCGGCCTCCACCGACGTCGCCAAAGTGCTGATGAAAGGCGCTGGCATCGGCGAGGCCAAGAGCGAAAAGAGCAACGCCGAACGCTTTGTCATCACCATCAATCTGGGAGCCGACGTCGACGGCAAAGAGATGGTCGAGCACTACGACAAGTCGATCGAAGTCAATGCCGACGACGTGCCACCAAAAGATATGCCGCCAACAACGGAAGAAGTCGCAGCAGACGCCAAGCTCTCGGCCGAGATCAAAGCCAGAGCCAAAGCCAAAACACTCGAGTTTCTCCCCACCGAAGACGACGATAAATCCTGATGAAACACTTCAAATATTGGCTCTGGGGCGTTGCCGAACAAGCCGACTGGGAGATGTGGCCACCACGCTGGTTCTGGCGCTGGTTGATCAAGAAAATGGACCGCGCCCACGGTTGGCACCACATGGACTACGAGTACGATTGAATGTCAGTCATTTTCACGGCACCACCGACCTTGGCCAGCTTCATGAAGAGCCAAGCGTTCGGCCGCATCGCTGCCGGCCCCGTGGGCTCGGGCAAGACCACCTGCTGCGTGATGGAGGCGCTGCGCCGCGCGATGGCACAGGCGAAGGCCCCTGACGGCTACAGGTACACCCGCTTCGCGTTCGTACGGCAGACGCTCAAGCAGCTCAAAGACACCGTGCTCAAAGACGTGCAGAGCTGGCTGGTAGGCCTGGGCGAATGGAAGGTGTCGGAGAACACCTATTATCTCGAATTCGCCGACGTCAAATCAGAGTGGATCTTCGTGCCGCTTGAAAATGCCGAAGATCAGTCCCGGCTGCTGTCCATGCAATTGACGGGATCCTGGCTGTCGGAAGCCATCGAGATGAATTTTGACATACTCGCGCCGGTCTCTGGGCGCATTGGCCGCTACCCAAGCGGCAACCGCGGCGTCCCCAGCTGGTACGGCATCATTGCCGACACCAATATGCCAGTCGAACTCGGCGACTGGCACAAATTTATGACCGAACCCCCGCCGAACTGGCAGGTGTTCATCCAACCAAGCGGCATGTCGCCGGCCGCCGAGAATCTCAATTATCTGCTGCAGACCGAAGAGACCAAATCCCTTCCCTTCAATCACCCCGTACGGCTGGCCCAAGGCCGCAAGTACTATGAGCAATTTATCCAGATGTACGGGAGCGAGCACCCCTGGGTGAAGCGGTACGTTTACGCCCAGTACGGCGACGACCCATCGGGGGAAGCCGTCTTCCGCGCAAGCTTTAAGCCAAGTTTCCACGTTGTGAGCGACACCCTTGTGATACCAGGCTACCCACTGATCGTGGGGCAGGATTTCGGCCGTAATCCCTGGTCGGTGATTGGCCAGGTCGACCACCTCGGTCGGCTGCTGATCCATCAGGAAGTCCCCGGCACCAATATCGGACTGGAGAAGCACGTCGAGCAGAGCCTACGGCCGCAGCTTTTTAACAACAAGTTCATGGGTTCCAAAGTCATCCTGGTCGGCGATCCATCGGGCATTTCCAAGGGCACGATCGCCGAGGAGACCTGCTTCGAAGCACTCAAACGTCTGGGTCTGCCAGCGTTCCCGGCACCAACGAATGATATCGATCCGCGACTGCGTGCGGTCGAAGCGTTGCTCGGTAAGCAGGTCAACGGTGGACCTGCTCTGGTCATCAACGGCACCGCCTGTCCCTGGCTGGTCCGCGCCATGAGTGGTGGCTACCGCTACAAGAAGCACAAGGACGGCGGCCTGCGCAGCGTGCCGGAAAAATTCGACAAAGAGGGCTTTTCCCATGTCGCCGACTGCCTACAATACATCGCGCTGGTGGTCCACGGCGGACTGGTCAGCGAGTTTGCCCGTCGGCTGGCACCGCGGTTCCGACCAGCAGAACGTCCTCGTATAACCGCAGCGGGATGGACGTGAACGAACAATTTAAAATTAAGTGGCTGGACAGCGGGCGCGAACCGCAATGCCCACCCAACCCCGACTACCCCAACGGCATCGCCATCCCCTCCGCCCGCCGCGGTGCCGAGGGTTTCAGGTTCTGCACCGCCCAGCTGCCATACCCAGCAGCGCGCTGCGGCACCTACATTGTCGAATGCACGAAGTGCGGCATTCGCGTCGGTGTCACCACCGCCGGCCGACCGGACGACCCGCGATCGGTGGAGCTGGACTGCCAGGGATGAACGGCGGGATGACGGGATGACGCCGTGACGCCAAGCAACATCAGCTGGGACGAGATCCTACGAATTATCGCCCAGCGGGTCGGCATCTCCGACCAGGCGGTCGAAGAGTTCCCCTGGCTGCGACGTTGGATGCGGCGGCATCGCGCGCACCTGCAGCGCAGCGAGTTCAAGATGGCCTGGTATTGGTACGATCAGTGAAGCATATGCTTTGGTGTGCTGGTGCTGGAAAAGGGCGGAAAACCCCCTGCAAGATTAATGAAGATATAACAAAATCAACAACATAAGGTAGGCAAAAGGGCGGGAAATGCCGGAAAAACGCCAGTGCGGCAGCTGCTCGATGTGCTGCAAGATTCTGGCGGTACCCAACTTCGCCGGCAAGCCCTCACAACATCAGTGGTGCGCGCACGCGCGGCCGGGGTCTAGTGACGGCGGCTGTGCGATTTACAGTTTACGCCCAGAAGAATGTCGAGCTTTCCGCTGCATGTGGCTGATCGACAAACAAATTCCTGATTACTGGAAGCCCGATAAGAGCAAGATCGTGATCTCCCCACACCTGGCCGAAAAGCAGGCCTATGTCGGGTTCGTGGTCGACCCGGCCTACCCCAACCGCTGGCGTGAGGAGCCCTGGTTCAGTGATATAAAAACGATGGCAAAAGTGGGACTAAAAGGGATGGGTCGTTTTGGAGAGCAGAAGTGGACGACGGTGATTCTGGTCGGAGACGAGCGCATTCCGATCTTAAGTTGAACTTGTCCCACTGTGCGACCTCGAGCGGCGCGTGAACATCAGCATACTGCCAGATCAACTCCATCAGCTGCCGCTGGGTGCAATCGCCAAGACGGGCGTGAACGCCCTTTTGCTTAGCGAGTTCGTCAGGATTCATCGGCAGGTCTCACATTTTTGCTCTAGGTGCCATGCGGTGGAAGATCATATCCATCACCTTGCGGCGATCGTTCGGACACATCTGATAGCCGTAGCCCCACACGGTCTCGACCACGATGCCGAACCGCAACATGCGCTGGCGCAGCCAGTACATATGCACGTCGATGGTCTTGGTGGCGAGGTCAAAATGGGTCTTGGGCACCGATGAATTCTGCAGCAATACCAATAAGAACTCGGCTTGAGTTGGAGTCAAACCTAATATCTGCTGCACCGCAATATTGAGCGCCGACCGGTCTTGCAGCGCCAGATGCGACAACCGCAGCGCCCGCTGATGCAGAGCACGCTGGTGGAGCGCGCGCTGGTGCAGGGCGCGTTGATCGCGCGAGAACCCGGGAAACCAATCATCTCGTGGTAAATCAAACAGTTCGCCGGCATCGAGAGCGATCTGCAGGCGTTCACGCACCAGGTCGGACGACATCTTGATCGCGCGAGCGATCGCACGCAGGGGAACGCCTTCGTCCGCTAGACGAATCGCAATGTCGGGAAGGGGGTCCAGGGATTGTGCTGCGCATCCCATGACCCTCAATAGATCGATTCCATGTGATCGTCCAGAGGGATGCGTGGGGAAAAAGAGGGGCGGCAGTGCTGTGCCAGCCCCTTTGAGCAGGATCAACCATCACACAACCGGCAGCTCTCTACGACATCAGGGGCGATCTGTCGACCCCATGAACGGAGATGGAACGGTGCGGAGGTTTGCGGAGAGTTGCGGAATGTTCGAGACTGAGGTTGTTCCGTCACACACAAAGGAATTAGAAAATGAAAAATATCGAAGGTTTAAAATCGAGGCTGGATATATGGCGGAGACGAGCGGATAATTTTCAAACTCAAATTAACCAAAAAACCAAAATAATTAAAATGCTGCGGTTGGAAAATTATTATTTGAAGGAGGGAAATACCTGGTTGGAAAAAGAAAATGCATGAGGGGGGAGATTATTTTATTATTGCAGGAAATGGTATTTTAGTACCACAGGGTTTTTGGGGGATTCAATATTTCTAAGGTACTGGGGAAGAGTCGACGCGCAGCCGGCCGCCTGGCCACCCTCCGGGTGGGGTTGGGGGGTGGGGGTGCCCTGCGAGCGGGCCCGCGGTCCGACCGTAAATCCCTGCGAATTAGCTTCCCCCATACTTCCCCAAAATACCGAAAAATAATTAACTAATTGATATCATTACATTTTTATTTTTTATACCGCTGTCTACCAATCAGCGGCACGAGTCCGACCCTTGACTATGGCCGGTTTTGCTCGCTATCCCGAAAAAACTAAAAAATTAAAATACCTAATGAATTCAATGACTTAACAAGTTGACCAGCTCACTATCCGTCGTTTTCTAAGAACATAGAGGCCCGCAGGACCCAATTGTGGCCATCCCACTAACAGAAATACCTATAATTATATATTCTTGTAAGGATAATATTATACCTCTATATAACTATATGATTCTAAAGGAAAATAAATTAAGTGAAATATTATTGCTCGAACTAGTTACCACAGCTTACCAATCGTAGGCGCGCACAATCCACCCTCCTGCCCGACCGTCTGTACCTCCAAAACGACGGCTAATCAGATACCCAACAGGTTTTCCTTTTTCCCCCGACCCTGCCGTTTCTCGCGCCAATTGTCTGCGCCCGAAATAATTGTATAATGCATTGAATTCATTAGGGAAAAAATTATTTTTGCAATGTGGTTGACAAATGTCAACTAAAATGCAATTTGTCTGCCTATAGTGAAACGCCAAACCAGAAAGGCAAACCACCATGTTCCGATATGATCTAAATAAATGGAACGGCCCGCGGCTGATCCTAATTACCGATGAGTCCTCAACCAAGCGCAGCAATATCCCATTGCTTGGAACCGTGGTGCTCCCAAGCGCAACGCAGAGCCACCAGTCATGAACCGGGATCCAATTTTCGACGGGCTCGACGACGACATGAGCGAATCTGGCAAAACGCCGGACCATATTCACGACGTCAATCACAGCGACATGCGCGGGCGCTTGCAGAATGCCGCAGACGCCACGCGATTCGTCCTTGCCGGCAAGGCCACGATCACTCTTCGATCGCAGAAAACCGGCAATCGCTTCACCTACAAAATATCCGCAGCTGAAAACGGCGACGTCTTTTTTGTTGGTTTGCTCCGCGGGACCGACAACGAGTCCGACTATGCGTATTTGGGCCGGATCGCGCGCGGCATTTTTTGGCTTGGCCGGAAAATTCCGCGCGCTGGCGACATTTCCAAAGATGCGCCATCGGCCAAGGCCTTCGATTGGGCGTGGCGCGCGCTGGCGCGTGGCGTGCTGCCCGACCAATTGGAAATTTGGCATGAGGGTGCCTGCGGCCGCTGTGGTCGCAAGCTCACAGTCCCTGAATCAGTGGCGCAGGGATTTGGGCCCGAATGCGTACGCAAAGTGGGAATTTAGCGCAACCAAAATAGGGGGGTCACCTACCTACCGGCCCCCCTCGCAAATCGCACCAGCGGGCTTCCTACCGGCCCGCAAACCAGAGGCAAACGACAAAATGAGCCGAAATATTCCAAAAGTCCGTATTTGGCGCGTGACCATGTTCTGGGATCAGTCCGACGGCACTACCATCCGCGAACGGCGTCATTACTACGTGCACGCGCCCAATAAGCGATTTGCCTGGTGGAACGCGCGCGACGAAATATTGGCCGACGTCGGCGCGGCGCGCTTCATCGCTCGCGACCGTGTCACCATTGGGCTTGTCCAAAAAATAATCGATTGACTCTGCAAATTGGTTGACATATGTCAACCAAACGCAACTACCAACCAAGACCGAAAGGCCACCACATGCAAATTCAAATCAACCACAACGCAAAAGCGCCAAATGCTGCGTTGGCGTTCTGGCACGAAGACACCGCGACCACTTACGCACTGCCAATGAATGCACCGCTTGCGCATTTAATCGCTGGCAGTATGGGCTTCCCCTCCAAGATGCCCGGTACCGCCTACGGTCTAAGCGCGCGGCGATGCATTACCGGATCAAAATTGGTCGCACTCAAAGGCACGGTATGCCACGGCTGCTATGCGCTCAAAGGAAATTACGTCTATTCCGACGTGATCCGCGCGCAAGAGATTCGATTCGCCGGCACCAAGCACGCGCGCTGGTCCGAGTCGATGGCCTTCCTACTCAACGCCATGCATGGATTTATCCCGCGGCCGCGCGGCATGCGGCAGAAAAAAGTAAAAAGCAAAGGCTGGCATCGCTGGCATGACGCTGGCGACCTGCAGAGTGTACCGCATTTGGCCGCGATCTGCCGCGTCTGCGAGCTAACACCAAAGATTCGCCACTGGCTGCCAACGCGCGAAACGGCAATTTTACTCGCCTATATCAAGAACGGCGGAGTCATTCCCGACAATCTATTGGTGCGCGTAAGCGCCACTAAAGTGGACGGCAAGGCCACTTCCACATGGTTGTGGACGTCTGGCGTGCACGACCAAATCGCGCCGGTAGCAGCCGAAAGATGCACCGCGCCCGACACCAACGGCGAGTGTGGCGCTTGCCGCAAATGCTGGAGTCACGACGTCAACCACACTACCTACCACTTGCATTGATTGCAGTGCATGCGCCCTACGGGACGCATGAGCGGCAATCCGCCGATAACAAGCGAAAAGGAAAACCACATGTACACGCGAACGAACTTCAAAACGAAGAAGGCATTCAAGCAAGCCGTCGAGGCTTGGAACGACACTGTTGCAAATGTTGACGATCATCCCGTCGGCGTGCCGTATGCACCCCCTGTCACCTACTTCCAGCCCGGTCCGTTCGGCGGCAATGAACCCCGCGACGGCGTGCTCTATTTCGAGGGCCCGCACTATCCGCAGCCGCATCGCTGGTACGCGCAAGCCGTTGCCAAAGACGGCGTGATCGTCAAGGTCAAGTGATATGGACCAATTGGCAAAATCGGAATGGCGCGCGTTTGTGGCGCAAGCCGTTCTAGCGTTTAGCGTGCTGGTCAATGTGCTGCTAGGCGTGGCGTTATATCAAACGGCCAGCGACTATGAATCCTTGCGCGTGTGGGCATGCGAGCAAGGCAATGGTGGTCACGAGTGCGGAGAGGATTGAGCTATGACTCACAATTATAACGACGTCGCATCCGCGCGCTGGTGCATTGCCTACCACAGCGATAGCCGCAGCTCGCGCGCTAAAAAATGGTATCGCGTCAGCCGCATGGTCTATGCCGATGGCGGCTGGTTCGAGCTTTACTGGCACTCGGATTTGAATCTGCGCCGCAATAATGTGTTGGAGTTGCGCCGCGTGGCCGATGCCATGGGCTTGAACGTGTGGCCGGGTGTGTTCCGCGATCGCGCGCATCCACGCCGCGGCAGTGAAATGGAGCACGTACTATGACCGAGATGCAATTAAGAGCGACCATGACCGAAGCGGAAGAGCGCGCTTGGCTGCAGCGGGAAGCGCAACGCGACAAGGCGCAAAGTAACATCATACAAGTGGCGTTCTTTGTCCTGCTCGCGCTGCTATCGCTGTATGTCGGCGGCGGCGGTTATGGCCGCTACACTGCAGACGCCTACGATTGGATGGAATCGAAATGAACAAACAACATGAAGACGGTGGCCGGGTCTATACCAAAATCAGCCGCGCGATCGAAGGGGAATTAACAACCAACATCATCGGCGCTTGTGCCGCTGTCATTATCGATGCCATCGTCGACAGCGCCCCGAGTCTCGACATCGCGTTGAGCGCATTTGATGCTTTTGTACAGCTCACGCGCGAAAGGCTGGTGGAAGCTTGGAATACAGAAAATGAGGACGGTTGACAATTGTCAACCATCCTACTATATGAACAATTCTCAAACACACAACCAATGAAAGCACACCATGAACGAGTTAGACCGCATCAAATTAAAAATCAAGGCGCTTGCCGCTAAGACCGTGTCCAACGGCTGCAGCGAGGAAGAGGCCTTGTCGGCCATGCTAGGCGTTGGCCGCTTGCTGTCGCAATACAATTTGAAGATGGAAGAGTGCGACGTCCGCAAGAGTCCATGTAAGACGCTGTTTATGGACATCAGTCGCGACTGGGTGATAAAACGATGACTGATCCAGAAAAAACACTGCTGCTATTGCTCGATTGCGCGCCGAACATCAATGTTCAAGCGATCATCCTGCAGAGCTTTATCAGCGAGCACGGGCCATTGAGCGGAGAGGCCGGCAGCAAGGTCAGGGAAATATTGAAACAGAAAGGCAAACGCCATGATCGATGAATCCAGCGACTACTTCGAAATGGGTCACGAGCTATTCGAGCGTGAGCCCGATCTGATCATGGCCGCGGTGTGGAATCATGCCGATGAGCAGGGCCTGGGCCTGCACGAGCAATGCGAATTTGTGGCCGGCTACCGTGCCGCCCGTCAGCAGCACGACGCCTACCACGAGGAGGCCTCATGAGTAATTTTATTACAATGGACGACGACGACGAAGACGACGACCTCAAGCTCGAGGCGGCCTTGATCCTGTTGCATGACGGCCAAGCCACTGTGAGCGAGTGCGCTAAATTGCGTGGGGTCAGCCGGCAGGCCATGCACAAGATCATCGCATTCGATGCCAGCTACCAGCGCGAACAACATCTAAAACAGCTGTGGAAAAATCTCATTAAACAGTTGAGCTAGGCACCGCTCAATCCTTTCAATCGGTCAGCGTGAGGGTCGGTGCCGAAAGATGACCTGTGGGAGCGGTGTCTAAGACTCGTGGTCCATGCAAGGTCATCAACTCACGCACACAACCAACAAAAAGGAACAACGGCTATGAAGGGCACCATGGGTACGAGAACCGCAACGACTAACGCGGACATCGCAGCGTTTAAATACAAGCATCCGCTGGATTCACATAAGGAACGCAAACTAGTTGAGTTTGCCCCTGGCCAATATATTATCGAACAACACATCGTGTTTGAAATTTTTGCTTTTCATACCGAAGAAACTGGTGATGTTATCTTCGACGTGCGTGGGATCAAAGATGCGCTTGCAAAGCGCAAGCTAGC